TTCCCCGTGCTGTCTGAACTGGATCGGCAGTTTCTTGAGATAGAGAAACAGCAAGAACTTATACGGGAGCAGACAAAGCATATAGAAGATGCTAAGTTGGCTAAGTTTATAGAGGACTTATACAAGTGACCATAACTGTAGAACCGGAGGTAGGTATCCCTCTGCCCGATTCAGCGACAAAGATTAAGTTGGCCGATAGAATATCTGCTGCTGCAGAAACATCCAAGCTGCTTGCATCGCATGGGTTGGATATACAGGTGACGGCAGAGGATAAAGACAACGCTGCCAAGATAGCCACCGCGTTTGCTGCGGACCCTATAATGACTACGAAGAAGGCCACGCCGAAGAGAACGGCGGCGCTGACGCCTGCTACGTTGCTTTTAACTGATCGAATCCTTAAAGATTTTGGTCATTCAGTCGTTAAGAGTAGTACCCAGATAAGGCACCTAGTCACAAACAAGCTAATCGAAGAGACCGAGAACCCAGACGCACGGATACGTATACGCGCACTAGAACTATTAGGTAAGGTCTCAGACGTGGGGCTGTTTGCCGAGAAAGCCGAAGTAACTGTCACTCACCAGACTACAGACGATATCAGAGATAGACTGCGAGATAAGTTAACTAAACTCGTAGATGTTACGCCAGACGATGATGTAGAAGATGCCGAGATCATAGACGCCACACCTGTCGATAATACGCCCATAGACATAGACGCCGAGCTAGGGTTAGACGATGAAGGATAATGTGGGCTTCTCCGAGGATGAAGTTCAGCACATGCTGGACAATTTGGACAGCTTCTCAGACGAAGAAATAGCCGAGATAGACAAGCTAGTAGAAGAGTTAGGTATACGTAAGCGCAACAAGACCGCCTACGATGACCTGATAGAGTTCTGTAAACGGATGCAAGATGACTACATAGTAGGGCGTCACCATCGTATTCTTGCTGATCTGCTGATGGCTATTGAGGCGGGGGACGAGGACCGTATCTGCGTCAACATACCTCCACGTCACGGCAAGTCCCAGCTAGTATCTATATTTTTCCCTGCGTGGTTCTTAGGTCGTAATCCTAATAAGAAGGTTATGATGGTGTCGCACACCACTGACCTAGCTGTGGACTTCGGACGTAAGGTACGTAACCTTATCTCCTTAGATGAATACAAAGCTATATTCCCTACAGTTAAGTTGGCGGTGGATAGTAAGTCTGCGGGGCGTTGGAATACGAATTTTGGTGGTGAGTATTATGCGTGTGGCGTTGGTTCTGCTCTTGCTGGTCGGGGCGCTGACCTCCTGCTCATTGACGACCCCCACTCAGAACAAGATGTTATCAACGGCAACTTCTCCGTGTTTGAGAGAGCATACGAGTGGTATACCTTTGGTGCGCGTACTCGTCTTATGCCGGGTGGTCGAGTAGCTATCATACAGACGCGCTGGCACATGGATGACCTGACAGGTCGTGTGACTGCTGATATGGTCAAGAACGAGAAGTCAGATCAGTTTGAGATTATAGAGTTCCCCGCCATCCTAGACTCCGAAGATGATGACGGTAAGCCCATACAAAAACCACTGTGGCCTGAGTTCTTTGACTTAGAGGCGCTGCTACGCACAAAGTCATCTATGCCCACGTTTCAGTGGAACGCACAGTATCAGCAGCAACCCACCGCAGAAGAAGCGTCCATCGTCAAACGTGAGTGGTGGCGCATATGGGCAGACGATGATCCGCCTGACTGTGAGTATATCATAATGTCGCTTGATGCTGCAGCCGAGAAACACAACCGCGCTGACTATACATCGCTGACAACGTGGGGGGTGTTCTTCAACGAAGAAGAGGAGATGCACAACCTCATCCTGCTGAACGCTATAAAAGAACGTATGGAGTTCCCAGAGCTAAAGGAGCTAGCTGTACGGGAATACCATGATTGGGAGCCAGACGCGTTCATCGTGGAAAAGAAGTCATCGGGGTCAGCCCTGTATCAAGAGATGAGACGTATGGACTTGCCTGTGCAGGAGTACACACCTCACCGTGGGTCGGGCGATAAGATGGCACGTCTTAACTCTGTGGCTGACATAATACGGTCAGAGCTGTGTTGGGTTCCCGCTAAACGATGGGCAGAAGAGTTAGTAGAAGAAATAGCTGGGTTTCCGTTTATGTCTAACGATGACCAAGTTGACTCTACAGTCATGGCCCTGTTGCGTTTCAGACAGGGTGGGTTCATACGACTACCCACTGATGTGTGGGATGACGAGCCTGATATACCCCAAAGAGCGGACTATTATTAACGTGCTAGCTTTATCATGTAGGTTTTGGTATCACGCCTATAGGACGCTGGCCGCGTCCCGTGGGGGTGTTCTGGGTTTCCTCCCAACCTATAGGGCACCCTCACATCGACAAAGACATATTTATTTGTTAGAATTACAAAAGAAACACCGTAGCGAGGCCCGACATGGCGATTGAAAAGATGATGACTCCCAATGAGGTTGAGTTATTAGGCGAAGGTCCAGACTTGGAAGTAGAAGTTATGGCCGACGCTGATAGCGCAGTTGAAGTCGAGATGGATGATGGGTCTGTAGTTATAAACTTCGGAAGTCCCGGCCTTGATGATGACCTTGATGCAGCTATGGCAGATCACAACGCGAACCTAGCCGAAGGTATTGAGGACGCGATGTTGGAGAGCATGGCGTCTGAGCTAGTTGAAGACTTTGATAATGACCGCGCGTCACGTAAAGAATGGGCTACATCATACATAAACGGCTTAGATTTACTGGGTATGAAGATTGAGGACCGTTCACAGCCTTGGCAGGGGGCTTCTGGGGTGTACCATCCTATGCTCACCGAGGCTGTAGTACGGTTCCAAGCGCAGGCTATGAGTGAACTTATGCCTGCATCCGGTCCTGTTAAGTCAAAAATCGTTGGTAAGATGACACCTGAGAAATTTAAACAATCTCAACGTGTAGAAACAGAACTTAATTACCTTATAACGGAAGAAATGCCCGACTATCGGAACGAAATGGAGCAGATGCTGTTCAAACTTCCGTTGGCTGGCTCTGCATTTAAGAAAATTTACTACGATCCGATCTTAGAACGCCCTGTGTCTGTGTTCGTACCTGCGGAAGACTTTGTAGCGTCCTATGGCGCGTCTAATTTGCGTACTTGTCCGCGCTACACACACGTTATGAAGAAAACTTACGAAGAAATTCGTGCGTTGCAGGTAAATGGGTTCTACGCAGACGTAGAATTACCGGAACCAACGCGTGATATTACGGACATTGAAGAAAAATACAACGAAATGGACGGGACAGAGCCTGTTTACAGCGATGACCCACGCCACACGTTGTTAGAAATGCACGTAGATATCATACTACCCGAGCCATTTGATGATCCTGACGGTCTGGCGCTCCCATTTGTAATTACTATGGACAAATCTTCGCGTATAATTCTAGCAATACGCAGAAATTGGTACGAAGAGGATAAAAAAAGGCGGAAACGCAGCCATTTTGTACATTATCCATACCTGCCGGGGATGGGATTTTATGGGACAGGCTTGATCCACACCATAGGTGGGCTGGCAAAGTCCGCCACGTCCATTATGCGGCAGCTTATCGACGCTGGGACGCTATCTAACTTACCAGCGGGTCTAAAATCGCGTGGTATGCGGATAAAAGGGGACAATACACCCCTGATGCCCGGAGAATTTAGGGATGTTGACGTTCCGGGTGGAGCGATCAAGGATTCTATTACCTTCCTACCGTATAAAGAGCCGTCACAGGTGCTGTATACCCTCCTAAACAACGTGGTTGAGGAAGGACGGCGCATTGGCTCTGTAGGGGACATGCAGGTAGGTGATATGAACGCACAGGCTCCTGTAGGCACCACACTGGCGCTTATGGAACGGTCTATGAAGGTTATGTCGGGCGTACAAGCGCGCCTACACGCGGCTATGAAGGAAGAACTACGTATTCTGGCCCGTATTGTGCATGACTATATGCCCTCTGAGTACGCATATGAGATGGATGAGCCTGCGGACCGCGCTGCAGACTTTGACGGACGCGTAGACGTAGTACCCGTGTCTGATCCTAACGCTGCTACTATGGCGCAACGCATTATGCAGTACCAAGCAGCCTTACAAATGTCGCAACAAGCACCACAGTTGTATGATTTAGGTAAACTACACCGTCAAATGCTTGAGGTTCTGGGTATTCCAGACGCAGAAGATATTATAAAACTGCCTGATGATATCAAACCTGCTGATCCTGTGTCTGAGAATATGTCGATAATGAAGCAAGAGCCTGTAAAAGCGTTCTCGTATCAGGATCACGAAGCACATATTATGACTCACATGGCGGCACTACAAGACCCCAAGATACAGCAGATTGTGGGGCAGTCGCCGTTTGCAGGGGCCATACAAGCCGCTATGCAGGCTCATGTCACAGAACACATAGCATTACAGTATCGCAAAGAGATCGAAGCACAGCTAGGCACAGAGCTACCTAATCAGGATGAGCCACTACCCGAGTCTGTAGAGCTTGAACTGTCTAAGGTGGTCGCACAGGCGGCAGGACAGCTACTCAAGAAGGATCAAGCCGAGGTAGCCGCAGAGGAGAACGCCAAACAACAGGCAGACCCTCTGACACAGCTACAGCAGCGTGAGATGGCTATCAAAGAGCAAGAGCTTCAGCACATGATGAAGATGGATCAGGCAAAGCTGCAGCTTGATATGGAGACTAAACGAGCCAATATTGGGGTTCAGGAAGACCGTTTAGAGGCCGAAAACACCAAAGCAGCGGCTAACATACAGCTAAAAGTAGCCGAGTTGCAAACAGAAGAAGATACCACAGCTATTAAACTAGCGATGGAAGCAGCTAGAGACATAAACGATAGGGACTAATACGTGGAGCAGAGCATATTCCTAACGGTGTTGAACCGTATAGAGGAGCAACGTAGCGCAATACGTCATCATCTAGCAGGTGGTGGCGCTACAAATGACAGGGAATACTGGAAGTTTGTAGGTGAGTACGAGGCGTTGGGCAACATAGCTACAGAAATTAAAGAAGTTGAACAACGATATATTGATACATAGAACTTTTAGTTGTATGGAAAAAATACGTGGATGATCCACGCTAGGGCGCTGTGAGCCTTCAATCACTGCTAGGAGACTAAAATGTACGCGGCCAACAAAGTAGAAGATAGCGAACTGCAAGCTAAACTTCCCGAACCCAAAGGCTTTAAAGTCTTAATTGCAGTCCCAGAATTAGACGGAAAGACAGAAGGCGGTGTTATTATGCCCGATGCTCTTAAATCTATGGAGGAGACAGCATCTATCATTGGGTTTGTTATAAAAACCGGACCCGAGGCTTACACAGACAAAGAACGGTTCCCCAGTGGACCTTACTGTGAGGAGGGAGACTTTGTAATCTTCCGTTCTTACTCAGGCACTAGATTTAAAGTGATGGGTAAAGAGTTTCGTATTATCAACGATGACACTGTAGAAGCAGTGGTAGAAGACCCACGGGGGTATAGTAGAGCATGAGTGGCGCAGAGCAAGCCGTAGAAGATACGGGCACCGTAGAAGTCAATATGGATTCGTCTGAAGACATTGTTGTAGAGGTTGAAGACGATACTCCTGAAGAGGATAAAGGCCGACCACGCCGAGCCAAAGGCGAAGAAGCTGATATCCCTGAAGATGATGACCTTGAAAAACATAGTGAGTCCGTACAAAAACGGATTAAAAAACTAAAGTTTGAGTTTCACGAAGAGCGTAGACGCAAAGAAGAAGCAGAACGTGAACGCGAAGCGGCTATACAGTACGCGCAAAGTGCTAAAAGTGAGGCTGACAACCTACGCAAAAACTTGTCTGAGGGTGAGGGAGTTCTCATTACACAGGCAAAAGCACGTAATGAGTCTGAGCTTTCGCAGGCAAAGGCAGCTTATAAACAGGCGTATGATGCGGGTGATTCTGACGCGGTTATTGAAGCGCAGTCAGCTATGGTCAAATTACAGACCGAAGCTGATCGCATTGAAAACTGGAAGCCTCGTTCTGCCGAAGCGCCTGAACAACCTGCTCCTGCGCCTAGACCTCGTGCACCTGAACCTGATAAAAAGGCGCAAGAATGGGTATCCCGTAATCCTTGGTTTACTGAGGATAAGGCTATGGAGCGATATGCTATGCTTGTGCATCAGGAGCTAGTAGAAGAAGGAGTTGATTCTTCTTCCGATACATACTATAGTCGAATTGATGTTGCTATGAGGCAACGTTACCCAGATAGGTTTGACGATGTTGAAGAGGACAGAAAACCGCAACGTCAGGCTGGCTCCGTGGTGGCCCCGAGTGGTAGAAATACTGCTACATCACGCAACACGGTTAAACTGACCTCCTCTGAGGCCGCTATCGCCAAGCGACTTGGAGTATCATTAAAAGACTACGCGGCGCAAAAACTGAAGGAACTGAACAATGGCTGATCGCAAACCCCGCTCTTTGAACACCCGTGAAACAGGTGAACGCAGAAAACCGTGGAAACGATCCTCTATGTTACCTACCCCCGAACCGCGTGACGGACTTGCGTTTCGCTGGATTCGCACAGCTACCTTGGGTACAGGTGACATGACCAACGTTTCGCAAAGGTTCCGAGATGGGTATGTAGCTGTAAAAGCAGTAGACTACCCTGAATTGCAGATCATGTCCGATATTGACTCGCGCTTTAAGGACAATATTGAAGTCGGCGGGTTATTGCTTTGTGCAATACCTAAAGAATTGCAAGAAGACCGAGAGTACGGTCAGTTGGAGACTGCACAACATCAGTCCGACGCCGTAGATAGGAATTTCATGCGGGAATCCGACCCCCGTATGCCCGTAATGCCTTCTGAACGGTCTACTCGTACCTCATTTGGTAAGTAGCCTTCTGGCGCTTGCTGTAAATAAAATCGTAATAGAGGAGAGACTTAAATGGCTCTTACATCTACTCCATACGGTTTGCGCCCGATTAACGCTATTGGGGGTCGTTCCTTTGCAGGATCAACTCGTCAGTTACCGATTACTTCTGGGTTCAACACCGCTATCGCCAACGGCGACATTGTGCAGGTAGCCGCAAATGGCACCATCACAAAGGTCACTGACGTTGGAACAAACGGCGATCCGTTCCCTGCTGGGACTGTTGGCATCTTCCTTGGCTGTTCGTACACTGATACTGTTCGCGGGTTTACCCAGAATAATCAGTGGCCTGCAGGTCAAGTTGCTGCTGATGCTCAGGCTTATATTTGTGATGACCCTAACGCGTTGTTCCAAATTCAAGCTGATGCTGCCGTAGCGCAAACCCTGATGCACAGCAACTTTGCTGTTAATCAGACCGCCCCGGATACAGCCAACGGCAATTCCAGAATCTCTCTGGATGTGGCTACCGCTGCTACCACCGCTACGGTTGCTTTTAAGCTCGTAGATTTCGTTAACGCACCCGGATCAACCGTGGGTGACGCATTTACCGATGTGATTGTTAAGTTCAATCCTTCGTCACATGCGTACACCGCTGGTCTTGGCCTGTAAGGAGATAATCAATGGCTATTTCTCGCGCACAGGCGCTAAAAGAGCTTCTTCCGGGCCTTAACGCCCTGTTTGGTTTAGAGTACAACAAGTACGAAAACGAACATGAAGCCATCTACGAAACCGAGACTTCGGAGCGTAGTTTTGAAGAGGAAGTAAAACTTTCAGGTTTTGGCGCTGCACCCGTCAAAAACGAAGGTGCTGCTATCTCGTATGATAACGCGCAGGAATCATTTACTGCTCGTTACAACCATGAAACTGTGGCTATGGGTTTCTCTATCACTGAAGAAGCGATGGAAGATAACCTGTATGATTCACTGTCCACCCGCTATACCAAAGCACTAGCTCGCGCTATGGCTTATACCAAGCAGGTTAAGGCAGCGGATTTGCTGAACACAGGCTTCGCCACCTTTAACTCAGGTGATGGCGTCACGCTGTTCAACACTGCACACCCCACAGTATCGGGTGCTACAAACGGCAACCGTCCTGCGGTAGCTGCTGACCTGAATGAAACCTCGCTTGAGCAAGCAGTAATTGATATTGCAGCCTACGTTGATGAACGTGGTCTTCTTATCGCTGCGCGCCCACGTAAGCTCATTATCCCTACAGGTCTTATGTTTGTGGCAACACGCTTGCTGGAAACTGTAAATCGTGTGGGTACAGCCGATAATGACATTAACGCACTTAACTCAAACGGTTCTATTCCGGGCGGTTATACGGTTAACCATTATCTGACTGATGCAGATGCGTTCTTTATCACTACTGATATTCCGAATGGCATGAAGCATTTTGAGCGTACCGCGATGACAACATCTATGGATGGTGACTTCGATACAGGTAACGTGCGCTACAAAGCGCGTGAGCGTTATTCGTTTGGTGTCTCTGATCCGTTGGGTATCTACGGTTCTCCCGGAGCCTAATTTAGGCACTGGCGACAGTTTGAGAGGGGTGACTTCGGTTGCCCCTTTCTTTTTGTTCAAAGGTGCTGTATTACTAACTCATCCCTGACAGTTACAGTGTGTAACTGACATTTGCCACGACAGGAGATTATCATGGCTAACACAACTTTTTCAGGTCCAATCCGGGCAGGTAATATTAAGAATACTACAGGCACAACTGTAGGCACTGACATTGCTAACGTAGGTTACGTTGTAATGTGTCAAGACACAGTACAGAGTCTTGCAGGTGGCGCTCTTGCAGCGGTTGTAACGGATATCGTAATACCAGCAAACTCTAAGATCGTTAACTGTATCATTGATCTTGTAGCTGCGGCTAATGCTACTACCAACATTAGCGTTGGTGAAGTTGGCGGTAATGCAAACACTATTATCAATACGGTTGCGTCAGGAACTACGGTGGGCGTCAAAGCACTGGGTGCTGGCGGTGGTGGAACCTTAGAATGGGGTAACACTGGTGCATCAGACATTCGTTTGACTGTAACATCTTCTGCTGCTACTAACGCAGGTTCTGTCCGCATTACAGTAATGTATGCACAAGCGTTTAACACTGTAATACGACCTTAAAGGAGTAGCTAAATGGCTGGTCAAGAGGTTAGAGCTTACAATTTTGCGGCAAGCGATACTGCTGCTCTTGTAGGCCCATCACGGGGCAGGTTGCAGGGCGTTTTAGTTAACGCTGCTGCGGCTGCGGCTTTTACCATACGTAGTGGTAGTGCTACGGGTGAGATTATACTTCAGTTAACCCTGCCTGTGGGCTGGAATGACGTATATATCCCTAATGACGGTATACTTGCTGATAATGGTTGTTTTGTCTCTGCTTTTACAGGCACTGACAATGTAATGACCCTGCTCATAGAGTAAATCGTTATGGCTTCAAAGGGTGAGATGCCGAAGCGTAACAAAAAGAATTTCCGCTCTACTAAGTCTGGGGCGGGAATGACAAAGGCGGGTGTTGCTGCGTATAGACGTAAAAATCCCGGTTCTAAGTTAAAAACCGCTGTCACGGGTAAGGTCAAAAAAGGCAGTAAAGATGCCAAGCGGCGCAAGTCGTTCTGCGCTCGTTCTGCTGGACAGATGAAACAATTTCCCAAAGCAGCAAAAGACCCTAATAGCCGTCTAAGACAGGCTAGAAGACGCTGGAAGTGTTAGGATATATTATGCCAAAACGTGATACACAGGCCGCACAAGATCGTCGCAAAAACAAAAAGACTGAGGAGCGTCTGTTTGAAGAGTCTCAACGTCTTGAACGTGAGCGCATTGAACGAGAAGAAGAGTTAATTAAACAACAACAGCAACAGGGTGTATTTAAAGGCGCTAAGGGTGGTATCCTTAAAATGCGTAGTGGCGGTAAAATGGATGGTCTAGCTATAAGAGGTAAGACACGGGGGCGGTATGTCTAAAGCAAAACCTACCAATGCTGCGTTGTGGTCTAAGGCTAAGTCCGCAGCTAAAAGCAAGTTTAAGGTTTACCCTTCCGCTTATGCAAATGCTTGGGCTTCTAAGTGGTATAAAGGTAAAGGTGGCGGTTGGTCTGGCGGCAACAATAAGGTAGCTAAAAGTGGCAAAAGCAAAACCAAAAAAACCTAGTACCAAGGGTGGTCTTGGAAAATGGTTTGGCGAAGATTGGAGAGACGTTAAGACAGGTAAAGCCTGTGGACGTAAATCCGCTAAAGGCAAGTCTAAGCGCCCCTACCCTGCCTGTCGCCCTAAGAAAGTGGCATCTAAGATAACTAAGTCCGAGGCCACAAAGAAAACTGGGCCTAAGCGTGTAAAATGGTCTACTACTGCTAGTGGTAAGAAGAGGACTAAATAATGGCTACAGTCGTACCTGACCTACCTGAGTTGTTTGAAGAAGCCTTTGAACGGGCTGGTTTGCAGATGCAATCTGGGTATGACTTACGTACTATCCGTCGTAGTCTCAATATCTTAACCCTAGAGTGGCAGAACAGGGGTCTTAACCTGTTTACTATTGACTCTGGCACTGTCGATCTGACCGCAGGGCAAATAGATTATAGTATGCCTGTAGATACTATAGATATTATTGAGCATCAGCTACGTACTGGTACAGGTACAAATCAAATAGATACAGCTTTGCAGCGCGTTAGCGTGTCTACATATGCACAGCAGACTAACAAGAACACTGTAGGACGGCCCACGCAGATATATGTGCAGCGGCTACCCACAGAAGTAAAGTTTACACTGTGGCCTACACCGGACACTACACAGGCTTACAAACTACTGTATTTCCGCCTCAAGGGTATTGATGGGCTTGCGTCAGGTGTTGGGGGAGAAACAAACAGTATACCCCCACGGTTTGTACCTGCGCTTGTATCAGGGTTAGCGTTTCACGTAGCTATGAAAAAACCTGAAGCTGCGGCTAGGGCGGTGCCTCTTAGAGAAGAGTATGAGTATCAATTCAAGCTAGCGGCATACGAGGATCAAGAACGTGCGTCTTCTATATTTGTACCGTTCCAAACCTTTCATGGTGGTATGAGATGAGCTACGCGTCTGGTAAACACGCATACGGTATATGTGACCGGACAGGGTTTAGATACCCATTAGAAGACCTTGTATATGAGTTCCAAGACGGGCATCGTACAGGGTTTCGCGTTGGCAAAGATGTAGTTGATCCAGATCAACCACAAAACTTTTTAGGACGCATCCGAGTAGTTGACCCACAATCATTGCTTGATCCAAGGCCCGATGCTTCTCCCGGACGCGGTTTATTTGGTTGGAACCCCGTAGGGCACCCCCTCGTACACCTGACAGGACAAGTAGGTAGTGTTACTTTAGACATTCCTGTACCAGAAAGCGATACTGTCACGGGCGTAGCAGCGTCTGGTTCTGTAGGTACTGTTAGTGTACTTGCGGGAGACGATATTGATGTTTCAGTCACAGGCATAGCAGGCACAGGCGCTTCAGGTGCCGCTACTGTAACTACAAACATATTTGCGGTAACAGTAGCCAGCGGTACTAACCCATACGGCACAGGCAATAAGTTCTACATAGATGGCGTTGTTAGTCCGACAATTAGTATTGCAGAAGGTTCTACCTTCCGGTTCGATCAGTCCGCCTCTAGTAATAGTAGTCACCCATTGCGCTTTAGCACTACGGCTAACGGTACGCATGGTGGTGGTTCTGAGTACACTACAGGCGTAACCACATCAGGAACGGCTGGACAAGCTGGTGCATATGTTCAGATAACTGTAGCTAACAGCGCACCAACCTTATACTATTACTGCGTAAACCACAGCGGTATGGGCGGTACGGCTAACACACCATAGGAGACTTGGACATGGCTATGAAGAAAAAAGGTGCCGCTAAGGGCGGTGTACGGAAGATGAAGGCTGCTGGTAAACTAGAAATGGTTAAAAACAAAGCTGGAAAAATGGTTCCTGCTTTTGCTGCTGACGGCAGAGGAAAAATGGCTAAAGGTGGCGCTGTAGCTAAGAAGATGGGTGGCGGCATGATGAAGAAAAAAGGCATGGCTAAAGGCGGTGCTGTAGCCAAGAAGAAAGCCGGTGGTGCTGTTACTAAGAAGATGGGCGGCGGCAAGATGATGAAGAAGGGCTACGCCAAAGGCGGTAAGCTAACAAAAAAGATGGGTAAAGGCGGAACTCTAGTACGCGGTACTGGCGCGCAACGAAGCGGCAGAATGGCAAGAGGACCAATGGGATAATATGCCCTACCTACAAAGCAATATACCGCACTTTAAGTGTTGGGTTCGTCGTGAGTATACGGTCAACCATGAGCGTTACCACGGCGAATTTCTACATGCTATGGTTATTGCTGTTACTACGATGCCCAACAGATGCCTGAGTTTTCAGATTATCTTTACGGGGTGTGAGGCGGACGATACAGACGATGAGAATGTGCATGGTGGGGCTATGTGGGCTAGGATGCCCATAACTGCCTTGGTAGCTGATGAACCATTTGAAGAGTGGCCCGAGGGTATGGCAGTTCACGAAGCCCAGCCTTGGGACTGCCCTTCGCATACACATGCGGTATATACGCTTGACAGGGCGTCACCTTGTCCGTGGATGGCTAAGATTGCAGGAGGGTTCTTTCCTGCTAAGTACCTGTTTACTGTAGATTATACCGATACAGATGTAGCAGATGATCCAGCGCAACACAAACAAGCGCATGTGCTACAGCTACTAGATGCGGGTAAGTGGACAGGCAATATAGTGGCGTTACCTAACAATAGGGTACGGGTAACACACCCTGCGTGGTTTGAGACAGGTGAAGGCGCACCAGACTTTAAGCCGTCACAGCATATACATTATTCTAAATCTGATTTAGACTACACGCTAGATGTAACGCAAATATTCGACAACTTGTATAGCGAGGATTAGATTTATGGGCAAGATGAAAGAATTGGATATAGAACTTCAAGACTTACGGACAGAGTTTTTTGACAGCCCTGCGTCAGATCAAATGAGTTTTGACCAATTCCTTATTAGAAAAGGCAAGAAAAACTTGTCTAAGCTGGCTGCAAGCAAAAGAAGCAGGGGCGGTAAAATAGATAAGATGGGCAACGGCGGTATGTGCAGAGGTATGGGCAAGGCTCGTGGGGGCAAATATAGGATCGTCTGATGAATTATACTGAGCTTACGCAAGCCATAAAAGACTATACAGAGAACACAGAGGCAACGTTTGTTTCTTTGATCCCTACGTTTGTGCAGCAAGCGGAGCAACGTATATTTCGTACTGTTACTATACCTGAAGTTAGGTCCAACAGTACGGGTACTCTTTTTCAAGGAAATCAATACCTAGAACGCCCTGCCGACTTCTTAGCGGTATTCTCTCTGGCAATTATTGACCCTACTACAGCGGCATATACGTACTTGTTAGAAAAAGACGTTAACTTTATGCGGGAAGCGTACCCTGTAGCTGCTACAGAAGGTGTACCTAAATATTATGGTCAGTTTGATGGTGACGCTATAACAGCGGCTACAGACGGACACTTTATCATAGGTCCAACGCCTAATGCTACATATACCGTAGAGTTACATTATTATTTTGAGCCTAAGTCTATTGTCACTACAAGCACGTCTTGGCTTGGTGAGAACGCTGACACTGTACTTCTTTATGGCTCTCTGGTAGAGGCGTACACGTTTATGAAGGGCGACCCTGATGTTATGCAGTCATATAGAGAACGATATGAATCTGCGCTACAACAGTTGTCTGTTATTGATGCCGCTAGCAAGGGCGATAGCTATAGGGATGGGAACTTTAGATGAATATGCCGTTTGAAATGTCCGTTGGTAGTGTTGGGGTTAAGACTACTAATAACCGAGGCTTTACCCCTGAAGAAGTCGCGGAACTATGCGTTGATAGGTTGATGATCGTGTCGAATGATGCGCCCCCCGTGATTAGAGATCAAGCCTTGGCTCACAAGGAACGTATGAAAGCTGTAATCGCAGCCTACATGAAACAGGCTATCCAAAGTGATAGAACTACTGTATATAATGCAATCAGTGATGCTGGTCATAAAAAACTAGCTGAATATATAAGGAAAATGTAAATGGCATTCTCAGGAAACTTTATGTGTACCTCTTTCAAAGTTGAAGTTTTGAAGGGTGTCCACAATTTTACCGCTGCATCTAACGTATTTAAGCTAGCAATGTACACAAACAGCGCAAGTTTTAATGCGGCAACCACAGCCTACACTTCTAGCAATGAGGTTAGTGGCACGAACTACACGGCTAAAGGTAACGCCATAACTACAGTTACCCCTGTTGCGGACAGCACAACGGCGATTGTAGACATGAACAATGTTGTATTTAGCAACGTGACTATTTCTGCTGTTCGCGGAGCGTTGATCTTTAACGAGGCAGCTTCGGGTGATCCCACTGTATGTGTACTTGACTTCGGTTCTGACAAGGCTGCAAGTGCAGGTGACTTTACAGTAGTGATGCCAACCGCAGACGCGAGTAACGCAATTATCCGTATCGCCTAATTGAGGTTATAACCCATGCCACTACCTTTTTCTGGCTGGGGCCGTGGTGGTTGGGGTTCCGGTAGTTGGAATAGCTTACAAGTAGGAGTATCTGTTACAGGCGTAGCGGGTACAGGGGCTGTTGGTAGCGTAAGCACTACCAGCGGTGTTACTCAACCTGTCACGGGTGTAGCGGGTACAGGGTCAGTAGGCTCTGTAACGGTTATTGGCGCTGTCAACATAGCAGCTACAGGTCTGGCAGGCACTGGGTCAGTAGGTTCTGTAACAGTTACTGGCGTTGCTAACATAGAAGCTACAGGGGTTAGCGGCACATCTGCACTCAACACTGTTGTAACTGAGTCTGATGGCAATCTTACGGTACTTGGCCTTAATTCTATAGGATCAGTCGGCGCAACCTCTGTATCGTCAAACTCAGCTATTCCTGTTACGGGTGTTTCTGGAACAGGTTCAGTAGGTGCCCCTACGTCTAGGATTGGCATTAACGCTAACATCACAAGTGGTGTGGCAGGAACTGGATCAGTAGACTCTGTAACTGTAACGGGCCTAGTAAATCAAGCTGTTACGGGAGTTTCTGGAACTGGATCAATAGGCTCTGTAAGCGTAAACCAAGAGTTTTCTGTAACAGGGGTAGCGGGTACGGGCGCATCAGGAACCGTTAGCGTAAACCAAGGATTTGGTGTAACAGGTTTATCGGCTACTGGGGCAATAGGAACTGTTAGCGTAAACCAAGCGTTTTCTGTAACAGGGGTAGCTGGAACAGGGGCGGTAGGCGCTACAACTATTGATTTCTCCTACTCAGCCACAGGTGTGTCTGGCACTAGCGGTGTTGGCTCTGTAACTATAACAGGCGTAGCTAATCATACTGTTACAGGTGTAGCAGGCACAGGGTCTTCGGGCGCTTCGACTATTGATTTTGGGTACTATGCCACAGGAGTAGCAGGCACAGGCGCTGTAGGTACTGTCAGTGTAAACCAAGCCTTTGCTGTTACGGGTGTATCTGCTACAGGAGCAATAGGTGATACGTTTGTGTGGGAAAAGATTAGCCCCACAAATAACGCAAATTGGATACCCGTAGTCGCGTAATCTGAAAAACATTGCGTCTTAACGATAGGCGCGGTATAAACTAAACAACTTATCTGCTTAGGAAACTCACATGGCTAGTACATATGGAAATGATCTTCGGCTAGAAGAGATTGGCGATGGCGAACAATCTGGCTCTTGGGGCGCTACAACCAATACAAACCTTGAACTAATTGCAGAGGCTCTTAGTTTTGGTACTGAAGCCATTACCACCAACGCCGATACGCATACCACAACAATTGCAGATGGAGCCACCGATCCGGGTCGCTCTCTGTATTTAAAGTATACAGGAACGCTAGACAGCACCTGCACTATTACAATCGCGCCCAACTCTATTAGCAAAACATGGTACATTGAAAACGGTACAAGCGGCTCTCAAAGCATTATTATTTCGCAAGGTTCTGGGGCTAACGTAACAATTCCAACGGGACAGACCAAGATCGTGTACTCAGACGGCGCGGGTTCTGGCGCAGCAATGGCTGAGATTGGCACGTTGGGCGTTACTAATCTAAATGTGTCTGGTGACATTACTGTAGGGGATGACCTTACTGTGACGGACGATGCTGCTATTGGGGGCGCGTTGACAGTCACAGGCAATATAACAGTCTCAGGCACAGTAGACGGCGTAGACCTTCAGACGTTAAACAACGCCGTTACAGCCAACACTGCTAAAACTGGAATAACAAGTAATCAAGCAAGTGCGATTACAGCTAACACTGCCAAAACTACAAATGCGACACACTCAGGAGAGGTCACTGGCTCTGGCGCATTGACCATCGCTGATAATGTAGTTGATGAGGCCAATCTCAAGGTCAGCAACGGCCCAACTAACGGATATTTCTTGTCAGCGCAATCAGGCAACACAGGTGGGTTAACGTGGGCCGAGGTTGAAGGGGGTACATCGTTGCCTTTCCCTAAGTATCCATCTAATTGGGCGTCACCAAATAGCACTTACACATCGTCGGGTACTTGGTCTAAAGGTAGTTTAGCTGATGATGATGTAGTTTGGATGTATTTATGTGCAGGTGGTCAGGGCGGCAACAGCAGCCAGTATGCCTACGCTGGAGCTGGGGGTGATGTTGTATTACTTTGTGGCACAGCAGGGATTTTTAATGGTGGGACGTATACTATTGGTGCAGGGGGATCAGGCCTATCAGGCGGAACATATTTTCAACCGGGACCAGTAGGCGGCAACACCACTTTCACCTTATCTAGCGCAAACGGGTCAGTACCTTTTACAACAGCAAACGTCTTTTCCGCCGCTCGTGAACCAATAAGCAATGAGACTTTTTTTGCAACTAAAGTTATATATGTAAATGGCGCTGCAAAGGACTTATCTAATAGCTTTATGTCAAATGTCGGTGCATATGAGTTTGTAGAAGGCACACTGCCTGTTATTGGAGGAGTAACTTACCTTCATTGGGCACAACAAGGCTATGCAGGCGGTGAGGCAGCGGGAATAGCAGGTTACAAAACTGTTTTTGCTGGGGGTAATGGCGGTACGAGTTATCAGAACTATTCTGGAATCCCGGGGGTAAGTTTGTACGCTGGTCAGGGCGGGGCAAGAGGCTCAAGCAGTTCAAACGGCGGTGCTGGTGGGGTTCCCGGTGGCGGCGGTGGTAGCAGCTATAGTGCTTCTTACACTGGTGGAAATGGTGGAGCAGGAAATTTAAGGGTATATCATGTCTAATAAAATTTGGTACAACAAAACAACAGGCGATGCCACAGTGTTTGATGACGCCGAAGATATGTTAAATTGGCCTAACTTTCAAGAAGCAGAACTTGCGCCTCCAACTTTAACAGAGGAACAAGTAGCAGAACAAGTACGAGAGGTGCGTAATTTGTTGTTAGCTGCTTGCGATTGGATGGCTAACAGTGATGTAACCATGTCAGACGCATGGCGCACGTATCGTGCTGCACTACGTGACGTTCCTGCTCAATCTGGATTTCCAAACTCTATTAATTGGCCTGTTGAGCCTAGCTAATGCCAGATATAGATGAACGCGTCTCTGCGTTAGAAAGGGATATGGCTGCTTTGCAAACGGAAGTCAGGATACAGTTTAAAGAGGTCTTTACTAGAATAAAGCGTCTTGAGACCGTACTTATAGCTACATCTGGCGCAACCATTATTATGTTGTTAACAATTCTTAGTCGTATGGGGTAAGCATGTGGTACATGTTTTTGTTCTTATACTATATATAGGCATAGGATCAGAACGTGCGGCAATAAGTAGTGATTTATATTTTAAAAGATTAGATATATGTAATTGGTACGCTGAACACTTAGTTAGGCGCTTCGGATACCCCGAAACAAGAGATTACGGTACAGCTTACTGTGTACCCAAATCAGTCAACCCTAATGAGGTAACAGTATATGATTGATCCTGTTACAGCTTTTGCAGCAGCTAACGCAGCGTTTAAAGGCGTGAAAATGTTAGTCGGTGCTGGTCGTGAGATGCAAGACGTTAGCAAACAGCTTGGACAGTGGTATTGCGCTGTTGCAGACATAACCAAAGCGGAGTCTCAGCGCAAAAATCCAACGTGGTTAGATAAGAAAACGCATGGAACCGATAACATAGAGCAAGAAGCTATGGATATCGTGATCCGCAAGAAGACTTTGATGGAAAAGGAAAAAGAGATTAAGTTCATGCTGGACTATAGGTTTGGCTTGGGGACTTACGACGAGATGCTGGGTATGCGCCGTAAGATACGTGCTGAACGAGAAGAAACTGTATATAAGGCTATGGAAGCCAAACGCCAGATACAGAATAACATGGCTATAGGTGGGTTAAGTCTGGGTATACTGTGTATGTTAGGTGGTGGTATGTATTTAATAATGTTGGCTACACAGTGATAAATGCGTTAATACTATCAGTAACGCTTGCGGGAGTTGCTAATCCGACTCATGTGCAGTGTCACCTGTGGAAGAGGTTTACAGATGCAAACGATCAAAAAGTTTGTGTATATAGATTTACTGCAGGGTATGGTGGCTTGGGGTATCACTACCCTACAAAGAGTTTTTCTGAGTGTCCCAAGGTGTTTAGTTGCCTTTATGAGAAAAAGGACAAACGCCCTAGTTTGTCAGAAATACTAGATGGCCTGAAAGGAGGTTTCTAATGCAGATAGCTTTTAAGAAGATACTAGAATATAAGCTGCTACCGCGTTTTATGATGTTCACTATGACGGTGGTGTATGTACGGTGCATAGAATGGGCGCTAACGCAGCCTGACTTATCTACGCAGCAAGCGTCTTTAATTTCTGTTGTAACGGGAGCCATGACGGGCGCATTTGCTGTCTGGTTGAGTCACGAAAAATGATGGCATTATTGGGAAGTTTGCTAGGTTTTGGGAGTTCTTTTCTCCCCGAGGTTCTTAGCTATTTTAAAGCGAACCAAGCGCAGAAGCACCGTATGGAAATGATGCAGCTAGAGACAGAGCTTGCCCAGAAACGTTCTGAGATGAAGCTGGTCGAGTTAGATAAAAAAGCTGACATTGAAGAAACAAGAGGGTTGTATGAGCATGACCGATCTATTGACGCTGGAGGATTTATCAACGCTCTCAGGGGTAGTGTTCGTCCTGTTGTTACTTATGCCTTTTTCGGATTGTTCGTAGCCACAAAAGTTGTGATTATGGTTAAGGTTACACAGGCAGGTGGTGATTGGATGCAAGCTGTTGACTTGATGTGGGATGGTGAAACGTCAGGTTTATTTAGTGCTGTGTTAGCGTTTTGGTTTGGGAATAGAGCAATCTCTAAATATGCGGGGAAGTAGTTATGGGCTACAAGTTAGGAAAACGAAGCCTGTCAAGGCTAGAAGGTGTAGACGAAAGTCTGGTAACTGTCGTGAAGTACGCCATAGGTGTTACCAAACAAGACTTCTCGGTGATCTGCGGACTGCGAACAATAGACGAGCAACGTGCTTTAGTAGCAAAGGGCGCATCGCAAACCATGAAGTCAAAACACATTGATGGTAACGCTGTGGACCTAATGGCCTACTGCAACGGTGGGGGTCGGTGGGAGCTTAACCTGTACGATGAGATTGCCGATGCCATGAAAGAAGGCGCAGAGGCTGCAGGTGTTAAGTTACGGTGGGGCGCTGCATGGACTATTGATGATCTAGGTGCCTATGATGGTACGGCAGAACATGCTATGTGTTCGTACATAGACACACGTAGATCACAGGCGCGTAGGCCGTTTATTGATGCGCCGCACTTTGAGCTAATGCTTTAGGAGAGTTATCTATGGCCTATACAAAACTGCAGTTCAAACCGGGAATTGTCCGCGATGTTACACGATATAGTAATAATGGTGGTTGGTTTGATAGTAATCGCATTAGGTTTCGTATGGGTTTTCCTGAGACTATTGGGGGTTGGACAAAGTTTAACCCTGTAGCTTTTTTAGGCGCGTGTAGGTCGTTATTTAACTGGACTAGCCTAACAGGAGAAGACTTTATAGGTGCGGGTACTAGCTTAAAGTTTTATGTGTTTGAAGGTAATCAGGCTAACGATATAACTCCTATACGGTCATCTAACAATGCGGTTACGTTTGCGGCTACTAACGGGTCAAACATAATAACTGCTACGGACGCGTCACATGGAGCGGTATTAAATGACTTTGTTACGTTTTCGGGGGCAGCATCGTTAGGAGGTCAAATAACGGCTGCGGTGTTAAATCGTGAATATCAAATATACGAAATAGTAAGTGCTGATGTTTATAAGTTTGTAGCCACAGCTACGGCTAATGGCTCTGATACCGGTAATAGCGGCGCTAGTTCTAAGGCTGCATATCAAATAAATACGGGCCTTGACAGCGCCGCATTTGGTGCAGGTTGGGGGGCTGGCGTATGGGGGCGAGGTACATGGAACTCTGCAGCTAATGTAACTATTCCTGCTGCATCATTACGCTTATGGTCTCAAGATAACTTTGGTGAAGACCTTATTATGAATGTGCGTAATGGAGGTATATTTTATTGGGACAAATCAGGTGGAGTAGGCACAAGAGCAGTTGCACTATCTACTTTAGGTGGCGCACAGGCCGCGCCTACTGTGGCTGCTATTGTTTTAGTGTCTGAAAAAGATCGACATGTAATCGCGTTTGGGTGTGATCCTGAAAGTGCTTCTGGTACACAAGACCCTTTGACAATTAGGTTTTCTAGCCAAGAGTCGGCTACAGAATGGCGAACCTTAGACACTAATACTGCAGGAGAACTGCAACTAAGTTCTGGTAGCGCAATTATTGCGGCGGTGCAGACTAAACAACAAATTCTTATTTTAACAGATATATCTGCACATGCGATGCAGTATGTAGGTGATCCATTTATTTACGGTATTTCAGAAGTATCTAGGAACATATCTATAGTAGGACAGAACGCTGCCGTAGCTATCGGAGATGCCGTATACTGGATGGGTAGAGGGCAATTCTACTTATATAATGGTAATGTTAAAGAAATACCTTGCTCAGTAAAAGAATACGTATTTACAGACTTGAACTTACCACAACAATCTAAAGTGATGGCGGGTAGCAACACAGCCTTTTCTGAGGTGTGGTGGTTCTACCCTTCTTTAAATTCTACAAACAATGATAAGTATGTAGTGTTTAACTACGCCGAAAACATTTGGTATTATGGCAACCTTAACCGCACTGCATGGATAGACAATACTCACGCAGGAAATCCTATGGCTGCGGCTACAGACGGGTACTTATACACACATGAGTTTGGCACCGATGATGGCAGTACAACTCCTGCATCTAGTATAGAAGCGTTTATAGAATCTAGTCCTATAGAGCTAAGTGACGGCAATCAGTTTATGTTTGGGCGCAGGCTACTACCCGATATATCGTTTAGAAACTCTACAAGTGTAGGAACTGCGTCTGCTGAGATTAGCCTGTCCGCTAGAAATAGTCCGGGTGGTAGTGCTTTTGGTACTGAAGATAACACGATATCAGGACAACCAATACCTGTAGGTACATTTACTGAAGAAGTAGACATACGCATTAGAGGCCGATCAGTAGCCTTAAAGTTAGCTTCTATAGCTAGTGTTCCCGGCGTTTCATGGCGGTTAGGTACTCCTAGAATAGATGTACGCCCAGATGGGAGACGATAATGACCACTAATGTACCTGTTCCATTCTTTGCCGATGCACCTGTAGAATATGATGCAGGATACTTTGCACAGATGACACGTAGCTTTGCGTTGTATGCACAGCAGATGAGTAATCCCGGTCCTATGCGGGGTACAACTCTAGTGATGACTAATCTCCCTGTGTTTGCTAATAACACAGCAGCAGTATCTGGCGGACTAGCCGTTAACAGTGTCTACAAGACTGCTGGCGGTGAACTGAGGATAGTAGTATGAAGGATATTTTCTAATGGCAGGGCGCAACGAAAACAGCTTTACTGAATCACTGGCTAATTTTTTTACGCCTAACGATGGATATTCTTATTCGGGTGGAACCCTTAGAGAGGACACGCCTGAAGGAAGAGGCTTGGGGGCGGCTTATACAGGTGGGTCTTATAAAACTAATTACGGTCAGTTTGGACAAGCCGATTCTGCTAGTACCGGAACTAATTATCAAAATATAACTTCAGGTGGAGAAGCACGAGATACAGGTCCGGGTTATACACCGCCCAAACGTATTGATCCGCCCCCAGAAGCTAAAAATACAGGCCCAATGTATACTAACCCTCTTATTATGGGCACAATAGGCGCTTTTTCAGGAGGACTTCCGGGGTTATTACTCGGTGCAGGTAGCGCAAAGATTAGAGGTGGTATGTATAATGTACCTCAAATTGACAATACACAAGGCGATGATCCAACACTTGTTAGTGGTAAAGCAGGAAAGTACTCAGGTGAGTTAAAAAAACGCGTACCCGATAGCTTTACTACCGAAGAAATAAAGCAACAGCTTGAGAATGATCGTAGGGGTATAGAAACAGAAAACCGTATAGAGGGATCGTTTTATAAAAAAGACAAAAACGGTAATGTAGACGATAGTAAATTATTTAAGTTAAATAGATTTGGTAGTAGTTATGAAGTCGATGGTTACGGGCATCCAAACTACGGTAACTCTAAACAAAATCGTTTAGATATGGAAGCAGGGAGTGATGGCAGTGGCGGTATTGCTATGGTACGTCGCGCTGCTCCCATAACACAGGCTACCGTACCTACCGATGGTTTACCCGCTGCGAGTGCTATGTCTCAAGAGGCTGCGGCGGGTCAGTTTATGCCTATACCTAATCCCGATTATGATTCTACAGACCCATTATCTCCAAGATATATTATTAACCCAACATACGATCAGCTTGTTGAGTATAAAAAATCTGTAACAGGTATGGCAAGAGGCGGTGAGGTTGAGTCGGCATTGGGCGGTAATGAGAAAGACCTAATTAACGATGCTGAAAAAGCTATACGTGGTGAGTTAGACGAGACTAGGGCTGCTATTATTCTTGCTCAATACGTGCAGCAGTACGGAGAAGATGCGTTAAGGGACTTGGTAAATAGTGTACGTACTGGTTCTGCTCAAGAGACTCGGGATCGCTTTGCGCGGGGTGATAACGGGTACGTAAATGGCAATGGTGATGGATCAGGTACAGACGATAAAGTACCCGCTAAACTCAAAGAAGGCAATTCTGAACAAGATGTATTGCTGGCAGAAGGTGAGTTTGTGTTGCGTAAAGATGCTTACGAAGCACTAAAAGATGCAGGGGTAAATGTAGATAAGGTAAATGATGCGGGTTCTAATGCAGCTAAAGAACTTAATAAGATGATGACCGCATGAAGGATGTAATTGTAGAAAACAACCCTGTCATAACACCTGTGCCTATTGAGTACCTAGATACGGTGTGGCCTCAAGTTGAAGAGTTTATGGATCGTGCGGTGCGGACTACAAACGACAAGTTTACTACTCAAAGCGTTTATGATGATATAAAACGTGGTTTTTATACGTTATGGATTATTGTTAAAGATGATGTTATTGTGACTGCACTTACAACTCGCATACTAGAATACCCTAATAAACGTGGGTTAGCAGTTGATTGGGTTGGCGGTGGCAATATGGTAGAGGTCTTAGCTTTGTCTCAGTCTACACTACGTAAATACGCTAAAGATAATAACTGTGACCATCTTGAAGGTTACGGACGTAAGGCATGGGGGCGATGCCTAAAGAAGTATGGCTGGAAGCCAGAATACATTGCTTACAAAATGGAGTTATCCGATGGGCGGTAGTAAAACGGTATACAACACAACTACTCAACAGGGTTCTTCACAGGCAGACTTACCTGCATGGGCTAAACCTTACTTTGAACGTAATCTAGCTAGAGCCGAAGCCGAATACGGTAAAGATTACGAAGCCTATACGGGTGATCGGATTGCAGATCAAAGCCAAGACACGCTTGATGCCATATCGGGTACGCGTGACCTTGCTAACCGAGAGGTGGGAATAACAGGTCTTTCTGGCGCACAAGATTATATGACAGACGGCATGACTACGGCTGAAGGATTAGCAGACTATACCCCTAATACGTTTAGTGAGTATGACTATAATGATGCTGCTAAATTTACGGGCGCTAATGTAGGGCAGTATATGAACCCCTACACACAGAATGTTGTAGATCGACAAAAAGCTGAAGCTATGCGTGACTTCCAACGAACTCAAGGCGCTAGAAATGCACAAGCAGTACAAGCAGGTGCGTTTGGTGGATCACGCGGCGCGGTACGTAACTTTTTAGCTGAAGACGCTATGATGAACCGTATGGGCATGATCCAAGATAAAGGACTGCGTGACGCTTACAAAGATGCGACCACACAGTTTACTGCTTCTCGTAAAGCAGACATGGATGTTGATAAGGCTCGTGCCGCAGAGCTTGCACGGTTTGAGAAGTCTACGGAGGATGCAGATCAGTTTGCTGCTAAACAAGGACTTGCCGCATTAGGTGTAGGAGCAGGGCTTGCTAAAGATTCGGTGGCTTTGGGTGAGCTAGATCGCCAAACTGATATACAAAATCTGCAGCTACTAGAAGGTATTGGCGCTGCCGAAGAAGGCAGAAACCAGCAAAAACTTGATTTAGACTACAATGAGTTTTTAGCCAAAAAGGGCTACACGGCTGAACAAATTGGTAACATGACAGGTATCCTATCGGGTATGCCGATTGCTGCTACGGGTACAAATACGTATCAGGGTACGACTACTACTCCTCAAGAAAGGCCGGGAACGCTACAACAGCTAGCGGGTGCAGGGCTTACGGGACTATCTCTCTATAAAGCCTACGGGGGTTAATTATGGGTATTGCCACTAACTATGAGGCTCACGAAAATACTGTTAAAAGTATGAGTGACCAACAGATAATGCAGGGTATGCAGAATCCTAATCCTTCTGGTCCCCCGCCTTTTATGCTTTTAGTAGAAGCAAATATCCGCAAAGAAATGCGTGATGAGCAGACACGACAAGAAGGGCTAGGTCAGCCTACTGTTCTTGAAGGACTAATGGGCGCAGCTTCAGCCCCAACACCACAGACTAACGTGGCAGGTATGCCTCAAGATGTTGCTAGTATTATGGGGCAGAATATGGCTCCCAAGACTAACGTAAATCAAAATACAGGTATAGCCTCTGTCGCACCCGTAGCTACTATGGCTAGTGGCGGTATTTTAAAGATGGCTACCGCAGGTGAAGTAGAGTCAGGATTTATAATACTTAACACTCCTCCTATAACTAAATTTGGAGAAGTAGTTAAGGTTAGTGCAGATACACTAGATAAACTAACAGACAAGTACCCTGATATAATGGCGCAAGCCAATGCTAAAGAACTTGTTGTACCTGCAGGTTCGGAAAAAGGACAAAACATAGTCAACAGTCCTATGTATAAATCTGCCAGTTACCGTTATCCTAAAAATACGGAAACAGGATATTTAACATTAGTGCGTAGGGTCGATAATACCGAGCCTAATATGTTAAAAACAATACAGGAAAACGCAAAAGATACAGTAGCTAAAATTAAAGCTGCTGATATTGTTGTAGCTACTGAACCTACTTCTTTTATGGACCTTGATACTGTCGATACTCCCGGAGAGGCAGACAGAATATACGAGGCAGAGGTACGTAATTCGGCTAGAGATATACGTAACGCAGTGGCAGGATTTTCTCCTAGTTTATTTCCTGAACGCCGTACTGAAACGGTACGCCCTACAAAAGTAAAGCCAATGCCCATTTATGCAGATGATGCTCCTGTATATAATGATGGTGGTTTTAACGAAAAATTAAGAGGTATACCTTCTGTTATTAAAGACACTAGAATTGATGGTAATGTACTACAAGGTCCAGCAGAACGAGCAGGAGATTACCTTGGAGCTATGAGTGGTGTTCAAGCTGGTGTAGATTATCGCGCAGCTAGACGCCAAGAAGCAGCCCAAGTAGAAGCGGATCGGCAAGCAGCGGCTGTAAGAGCAGAAACAGATCGTCAAGCTGCAATACAGAAACGTGGCATTATGGGTGTTGCAGATTCTCAAGCAGCGGAAGTAGATCGTCAAGCTGCTGAAAAGGCTTTAGATGCTAGGTATCCTAACCTTAAACTGCTACAGCCCGAAGTTACTAACGAAGGATTAGACCCGCAATTCCCTACTGATGGCACGTTGTTAAGCCCTACAGAGGCTCTACAGCGCAAAGCTACACGGGTATCTGATAGACCAGAAAGCATACGTATTGATGCTGGAGACCCGGGATTTGCGGACGTTAGAGCCGCAGAAGAAATAGAACGTAAACGCCGTATTAACGCGAAAAATATAAATGAACGCATTGATGAGTCTGCTATACCTATTGTAGATAGATTTCCTCCGTTAAGTAAGGCAGAACTTGGTGCTATGGGCAGTACCGCAGCCGAAGCATATCTTCAAAATATGCGCGGTGGAAAGGGAAGCGTTACCGGATATAATGAAGTAATGCTACCAGAAGTACGCGCAAACGCAGAATTAAGACGGGCGTTCTTTCCGGGTTATGGATATGGGGATGGGCCTGACAAACAGGCAGGTGAGTATTCGCGTGAGTATAAAGACTTTATGTCAGAGGTACGTAGTAGGGATGGAGAAGTTCGCCCGTATTATATGGCGGAAGACGGGCTTAAACCTCAATATACATATACACATCCTACTTTCTATAAAGGACTAGAGAGGTTTGAAAAGCCCGACGCACGGGAAACCCGAGCAGGTATCGCTGCATACAGCCCCAGTGTTAACCCCAGCATTTTAGACACACCTGTATCGTTACAATATATACAAAGTAATCCCGAGTTACTTAATGAGTATATGTTTGAACTACGCAAAGAGAACGCAGACAACCCTGCACTTGCAGATGCAGAGTTTAAAAGACGTTTAGCTGCTGACAAAGCAAAAACTGATGCTTTTGCTGCAAGAAAAACTTTAAAGTCTGATGCAGATAATACACCCAAACTTGTAGTTTCTAGCGGAACAAATGTAGACGCCAATGGTGATCCGATAGTTAAAACTGGCGATAGTTATAAAGACATATTTGTCGATGCTCTTCCTAGCGTTTTTGACAAAACTATGGAAACAGGAGTCAAAGGTTTAGTTGGCGGTTATGATATGCTAAAAGGCATTTTTGAAGATGCAAGTGAGTATCCATACGGTGTTGAAAAGCCTACTGAATTAGACAAGGTTGTGGGTCCAGCAAAGGCTAAAAAATTACGTGATGAGGCCAAAAAAACGGCTGACGCGTATGGAAATGTACCTTTTGAAAAGATTGAAACTCCCGGTTTAACAGATTCTACAAGGAAAACTTTGACCGAACAAGGATTTAAACCTTCTACCCCAATGCCTGTTATTGGTAATGGTAGTAGTGGTGGTAGTAAAAATGTTAATCCTATGGCTAACCGTGCTAGCGACTCTCCATCGTCCTACGAGCAGAAACTGTTAGATATTTTAGCAGAGCGTGAGAAGTCGGCAGACCAAGATAAGTGGCTGGGTCTAGCTGAGATGGGTATGCGGCTTATGGCTAGCAGTAATCCTAACCTGCTTAGTGCTATAGGTGAGTCAGGTCTGGGTGCCTTTGGGTCATATAGAAAACAACAAGCAGGACAGGACGCTGAAGAGCTTAACATTCTTAGTAAATTAGCCGATTTAGATATGGCACAGCAGACGTTACAAGCCCGTAGAGATATTGCAGCAGCAAGTAGAAGCAGTAAAAATGGTTTTACTTTTCCTCAAGCGGTTAACACTCAACAAGAGCGCGCAAAACTTGTAAATAAACAACTCGCTGATATGCAAGACCCGTTAGGTAATAAATTAGAAGGCGTAGACAGGGTAGTTTACGATAAAAAAGTTGAAGAAGCCGCAGCTATAGAGGCAGATTTACAAAGGTTATATGAACAAGGTAGTTTAGGTTCTAGTAGATCATTAGCAACCGCGTTAGAAAACGTGCAGGTAGACAGTACGACATAAAGGGCGACACTATGGGTATGATGCAAGTTAAGGGCGAGTTTAGTGGCCGCACATATGATGTAAATTTTGCTGGAGAAGAACCCACACCACAAGAAATTGCCAACGCTACAGGCAAAATACAGGTACTAGAACGCCAGTTTGAGAAGAGCTATGAAAATAAATATGGCGAGCAAGTAATAGATGATGGTACTGCGTTTGGACGTGGCCTTGACGTTGGGTTAACAAGTTTGCGGGGTGCTTTGGGCACTACTATACGTGATATTGGTACTCAAAGTGATATAGGTTTTATCGAAGACTTTGGTGCAAGCCAAGAAGCTGCCGCAAACAGAACACGATTGTCTAGGGCAGGCACTGCTACACCACCTAAAAATTTTGACGCGGCGCGAAAAGGTGGTTTTGGAGACACACTTTCTTATTTAGGCGAAATTGCAGGGCAGTCTGCACCACAAATGTTAGGACCACTAGCTGCTACAGGAATAGGTACGTTACTTGGTGGACCCGGTGTAGGTACTGTTGCAGGTGTGTCAGCCGCTATGCCTTACTTTTATGGTAGTGACTTACAACGTGCTGAACAACAAGTTGCTGCAGGCGAACTGGATGCGGTAGATCGTTTAAAAACATTTCAAGCGGCTACAGGTCAATCATTACTTAATGTTCTTGGGGACAAGTTCCTACTTAGAGGGTTAGTTACTCCCGGTAAGAATGTGCTTACTAGGGTAGGTAAAGGCACAGTCCGAGGCGCAGGTGTAGAAGTACCTACAGAAATAGGACAACAAGCGTTAGAACGTTGGCAAGCTGGATTGCCTATAGATAACGATGAAGCATTTGCAGAATATAGAGAAGTTGGTATTGCTGCAGGTCTGCTGGGCGGCACTATGGGTGGAGGACTAAGTGTATTTGGTTCGGCCCCGTCATTAGATGCAGGTAAAGGAAAAACAAATATTAGTGGTGAACCACCTGTAAGTGATACCAATACTGTTACCGCTGAAGAGGGTGTAGATTTTGAAGTCGGCAAACCAACAGGGGGCGCAGCAGATAAGGCAGCAGATAGAGTAGCTGGGACAGACGATGCTGCTGCTATAACAGGACCAACAAGCGTAGAAACGAGTACAGGTACAGGTACAGGTACAGGTACAGGTACAGGTACAGGTACAGGCGCAGGCGCGGGATTAGCTAGTATTTCTGGTAGTGGTAATAGGATAGCCGCTAGACTTAAAACAGAAGACAGAAGACAAGAGTTAGTACAGCAGTTAGAAAAACGTACAACACTACCAACTCTCGCAGAGGTACTTAGCTCTGACAATGTATCTAATACAAAAGAACTTGTTGATACTACTACAGAAGAACTTTTAAATAAACCTGCAAGCAAACCTGTAGGAACTATAGAAACTGTAGAAACTGTAGAAACTGCGGGAACTGCAGAAGCAAGCAAACCTTCTGTAATAAAACGTACAATAGCAAAACCTGATGACGCTGCTTTGCTTGAAGATGCTAGAAAGTCAGTAACTGATCGCAAGGTGGCTTCAGTTAGTGCATTACAACGTGATTTAAAAATTTCTCAGTCACGAGCAGCAAAACTAATAAGTATTCTCGCCGCTGAAACAAATCCTATAGTTGGCCCTGCCGATAAAAGAGGTCTACGTCAGTACATACCTATGACTATAGAGGATACGCCCGATGCAGTTGCTGTAGGTGCGCCAATAGTTCCAGACACTATAACTTCTACAACAGAATTAGATGGTGGCACAGACGCTAAATCTGACGCAGAACCTAAACAGGGCGCACAACTGCCCAATAGGACCGAAAATTTATCCGACGATGAAATAGCAATAGCTACAGTTACTGAAAAGGCTAAAGCTAATCAAGAAAAGATAGACGCACTGCTCGCTAACCCTGAAGCAGACCCCGAAGGGGAACTGTTAAAAGCACTGCAAGATAACAATCGTGCATTAAACCAACGGTTAAACGTAATAAAGAAAAACGCATATGAAGGTGGAGATTACGGTAAATTAACACCCTACGGCACTTCTGTTAGAGAGGGTACACCTACAGGATTACCCGCGAATACTGGGTTTGGGCCTGACGGACAGGTGATTGGCGTACAAGCACTTAAAAGTAATACTCCCACTACATCAGGGTACGAGGGTGTAAAACCTGTAACCAACGAACAGGGTAAAAACCCAAATGCTTTATCGAATGAGGCGATAGATTACTTAGAAGGATTGGACCTAAATACGTTAGATTTAAACGCTACGTACCGAGAGGACGTAGGTAGTGACGCATTACGTGTTGAGGATGTACCGTTTGCTGATAAGACTGCAGTTTTATTTGCGGGGGACAAACCCTATGAACTGCAAGGGAAACCTAGTTATACAGGGAAAATACAATGGCCCCCAGAATTGGTGCAACATCTTTCATCACTACCAACAGACAAGGGACCGTATGGGTCGCAGACTATAGGTGACGCACTACGCACACTATATACGTTAAAAGATGGGGTTGGTAACATACCCGCAAGATTACAGGGTTCTTACGGCGATACGGAAGCTAGGGCCGCTGCAGGTCTACCCGAAAATCCAATTACTGCACCCGAGATGGAACCTATCACACCCACTCGCGTTAGAGATGATACTGATTTAGAAGTTGCCGATAGTCCCTCACAACTGGACGCTACAGGGTCGCCCCTTGTACAGAGTTATGACAGGACGCTTGGCGCACCAATCGGTGATCCCACTAATACAAACCCTGCAAGCAAACCGTTTGTAGCTTTTGATACGTTACCCGCTAACCGTGCGGCAATAAAACTAAGTCAAGCTGAGTTAGACCTTATTACGGGTAGCGGTTTATCTAAAGAACAAAGACTAGCCGCGTTGAGTGGCGCATTACGCGATGCTGAATTAGTAGACGCTCTGGAAGTGGCAACCGCTAATACCATTAGTAGGTTGTTCAATGATCGTAAGGCTACATTTGGCCTAGTCGGTAAAGCTGCGCTAGCCTTAGAAAATCGACAGTCTACTACTGCGTCCGAAGCATTTGAACCTGATATAACTACATACGAAGATAAACTAAATATAATTAAACTTATTCGTATGACTGACCAGAACATCAAAGACATTAAAGATAAAGTAGAACGCGCAAGAGTTAAGGCGGCTAGAGATTATTTTCTTAGGTTCCGTAGACCTGTGGATGCGCTTCATGAAATGCAGGGCGCTCATGGTGATGGTAATAAAACTGGGGCTACTCAAACTGCATCAAAGGATAAGACCACCGCTAAAGACGCGGAAGGGGTAGAGACAGATATTAGTGCCCCTGCGTTTAACATTAACTTGGATGCTGAGAGTAAGTCTGATGAAGAAGCGTTCTACGGCCCTCTAACGTATACCAATGCAGTCAAAGCTATGTACTGGGTAAAGAATAACTTAGGCTCAGACACTAAAGCCGCGTTAACTGCAAGACGTGTGGAGTATGTGAGTAAGACCCGCGCTGTTGTAAAAGACGATCATAAGACCATGAAGGATGGGGCCGCAAAACTGCAGGCTGCATCCTATGGACAAGCTATGCGAGAAGCGAGTGCGGCGGCAAGAGTGGCTGACGCGGCTAATAAAGCCTCTGCTGATCTAATAGCGGGTCTCGGCGCGCCAAATCCATTGATAGCGGAATTAGAAGCTATAGCTAGGCAGGACGAAGCGGAAGCTGCCAAGTTAGCTATGCGAAAGGCTTTAAGGGATAGACCGAAGAAAGAATACACAGACGATACGCTAGCAGCCGATTTGCTACGAAAGATAAACGAGATTAAGAAAGGATCAACGCAGTCTGTAGACGAAGCTGTAAGTGAAATCGAGTTAGCCGTAGCACAAGACAAAACCATTGCGGATATGACTGAGCGTGAATTAGATGACATTCTTGAAGCACAGATAGAGGCTGAGTTAGAAAGACGCGCTGCATTACCAGAAGGTATGAGGGGGCGTTTGAAGAAGACTAAGAAGTCTAAGTTTTTTGCTAAGGATAGAGAGGCCGTAGCTATAGAGCTTGCGGAACGACAAGAAGCAGAAGTGGCGTCTCTTAAAGAGGCTTTAGAAGTTGAACCTGCGGGTACAGAACAAGATGTCCCTGTAACTAAAGCACAGTTTAAGCCTCGTAAACTTGATGAAAAAGGCAAACCACTAGAAGGCGCACAGCAGGGAGAACGTGCAGGTGTAGAAACTATACTTGATGACGATGCGGGTGTGGTATCCATAGCCGCGCAGGGCGATAGTGATGTTATAGGCGACCTTGTAACTCCCCCTGCAATTAATGAGCAGCTTGAACTTCTAGGTAGTGAGATTAGCGCGTTGGCTGAACCCCTGCGACCTAGTACCCGTAATATGTTAGAGAACGGCGATCTAGTGGGCGCGTTGCGTAGTATAGCTATAACAGGCCGCTCTAAAAACGTGAGTAAAATAGCGGAGAGGTTGGTTCCGTATGTGGGCAATACACAAGTAAAACTGGTATCTGGTGGGCTAAGAAATCCGCAGGGGCAAGTTGCTGCAGGTGTATTTGACCCTGCCACCAACACCATATTCTTAGACCGTGATATAGGCATAAACTCCCATGCAACACTGCATGAGATGCTACACGCGGCTACAGCGGCCAACCTTTCAAATATGGGTTTACCAGAAGTAAGACAACTTAATACAATCTACGAAGCGGTTAAGAAACAGCTACCGCCTTCGTATGCTATGAAGAGCCTAGACGAGTTTGTTGCAGAGGCGTTTAGCAACCCTGACTTCCAAGTTATGTTAGCGGGTATACCGATGACAGACTTAAAGTTAGCTAACACTAACATGACTAATGCGTACACAAACTTTAGAACTGCAATACGGCGTTTCTTTAACAGGATCATGCGTAGACCACCAGAATCGGTATTTAACCGCACCGACTTATTACTTAACGATATACTAGCTCCACAGTTAAGTACCCGTGCCGCACCTGCTATGTATCTTGCGGCAAGTAACCCTCAAGGGAGTGTAGATGTAACTAACTCTGCTACTAATGCTGTCAAGCCCACTACGCCTGAACAACTACGGGCTATGCAGGATTACGCTAAGAACTCAGAACCGTATACAGGGGGTAAGAGTTTCTTATACGGTATCATGCCTGTGAACTTGCTCGGAGACACACTAAAACGTAACCATCAGAGTGATGTGGGTAATGATCTAAACAAGTTAATTAACGAGCAAAGTTCTGAATTACGGGATAAGACCGTTAAACTGGACTATATTGTAAACCAAATTAAAGATTTCCGTAGGGCTGAAGGGGTAGAAAAATACAAGACCCTGCAGCAGCTAGTGCCTATGTCTACGTTAAACAGGATAGACCCGTCTATAAAACGGGAAATGTATACCGCCTATGGGCTTACTATTAAAGACCCTAAAACCCTAAAGACAACAAGGCGCAATTTTTCCAAACCAGAGTTACGCGCTAAGTACATGGCAGAATTTAAAATAGAAAACCCTGACCATAAACTTAACGTCATAGCACCATTGGGTAAAGAACGTCTAAAAGTGTATGACGCTCTCAAAAAAGATTACGATAGTATTGGTAAAGACGGGCAGCGTGTGTACCGCACCATGCGTAATTACTTTAAAGAAACATATGATGAGATTGAGCCTGCTCTGAGAGATCGTATAAACAGCATCAGTGATGATGCGGAAGTACGTCGCACCGCGTTTGATAGGTTGTCCGAACTGTTACTCAAGGACAGTGGGCTAATCACACCATACTTCCCACTTATGCGTAAGGGTAGTTACCGTGTTTCCTACACAGCCATCGACCCGCAAGATCAAGACCCTGATGCCAAGCCACAGGTAGATCGCTTTGTGGAATATTTCCCCACTAAGATAGCGGCGATGGAAGCGGTGCAAAAGGTCAAGGATTATAACAAGACCATGCTGGCTAGAGATGACATTAAGAACTCTGGACTTGCAAGTATATTGGACGAAAAGACAGGTACATATACTCCCAATCCTATGATGGCAGACGATGCCCTGTTTGCCCCAGAAATGGAAAAAATTACAGCAAACAGTAACTATGGTAAAGCGCCTTCCTCTGGATTTGTGTTCAACGTACTAAATGTCCTGCAGACTGCGGGTGTGCAAAAGATGGAAGGTGGCAAAGGTAATAAGGTCATTAGTGATATCCTTGACCTAGCTTTGGATGCTGTACCAGAACGCTCGTTTATGCAGGGGTTTAGAACACGTAAAGGTGTCCGTGGTTTCTTGGGTGACACTACCCCTACAGGGTACACACTAGAGAATTTTGATCTAATAGACATGATGGAAACTAAGGGACGTGACCTTAACCGACAAGTCGTGCAACTTAGATCAAGTGCCAAGATACAAAAAGTAGTCAACCAGATAGTTGAGTTGACCAAAAATCCCGATACAGCAGAAATAGCTGACAGGCTTATGAAGATAGCAGAGTTCGCACAACGCCCTAACGTAAACCGTGCGTCTCAGATCATCACTAATCTTGGGTTTAACTGGACTATGGGGCTGAACTTCTCGTCTGCAGCTTTGACCTTTTTTGATGTAGGTATGTCGGTGATGCCGTTACTATCGGGTAAGTATGGTGTAAGTAACACTACCAAGGCATTTGGAGATGCTGTTAAAGCCGTAAGCGCGGCCCCCAGTTCCAAAACTCTTATTGTGGACGATGAGAAAGGCAATAAAGTAAGAGAGCAATACGATTTAGGCTCGTTTGGTATATCGTTGGGTAACTTAGACTTTAGTGACCCGTCATCTATTCCAGAAGGATTACGTGATTTAGAGGTACTGGTTAAGTACGCGACTAACCAAGCGCAGATGGGGCAGTCCCTAACACAGGAAACTTTAGAATTAGATGTATTTACCGGAGACACTGGTACAGACAGAGCGTCTCGCATAGGTAAAAAAATTGTTGATACTTCCCAAAAATGGGGTGGGGCTATGTTCCATCACTCGGAACGCTACGGACGTGAAGTATCACTGGTCGCCGCATACAAGTTAGAAATGGATAAGCTGAGTAATGGTGGCAAAAAAGAAGTAACCGATGCTGACAAGCAAAAAGCTGCAGAAGCTGCAGTTGAGTTTGTAGAGTTTACCCTCGGAGGTACTGCATCGGCAGGACGCCCCGTATACGCACAGGGGCCGATAGGTAACGTACTATTCCTGTTTAAACGGTTCGCTATAAGTAAATACTACATGATGATGCGTATGCTTAACGATGCTACGGTTGTGTTGTCGAGAGATGCTTACCCCTCTGACGAAGCATATCAAGATGCGTTAGACACCCGAAAGATAGCGCGCGCACAGGCGGCAAACTTTCTTATTACTACGGGACTTATCGCAGGTGCATCAGGCATGCCGTTGTTCGGTGAACTTGGTATCATGTATGATATGCTCCTTAAAGACGATGACGAAGATAATTGGGATGTTATGAATAAGAAGTGGATGGCAGACCCTGTGTATGGTGGGCTTGTTGACATGACAGGTCTTGAGATTGGTGATCGTATCGCACTCAACAATATGTTGTACCGCCCACCACTAATCGACAAAGATCAAAACCCTCTATTTACACTAATAGAGCAAATAGGTGGCCCTGCAATCGGTATAACAAGCCAGTTAAGTAGGGGCTGGCAGCTTGGCTCAGAAGGTAACGTATGGCGTGGTGTTGAAGCCGCTTCACCTGCAGCACTGCGTAACATAATGAAAACTGGGCGTTATGCTACCGAAGGGAACTTAACCCTACGTGGTGACGAGATAACAGCGACAAGTCCGTTTACACTTGCTGGACAAGCTCTAGGGTTTTCTAGTCACGCGCATATAGAGCAGCTTAATATGAACCGTAACGAGCGGCAAAAATATTCTGCTATGACAGATCGCAAGGGTAGGATTTTGCGTAAGGCTAACATGGCCCGAAGAGAAGGGGACGTTGAGGGTCTTCGCCAAGCCTACAGAGAATCTATAGAGCATAACAACAGCTTACCGCCAGATGCGATTGACCTGTATATAACTACGGAGTCGTTTAAAAATTCTTCTAAAAACTTTGATCGTAATACAAGAGAAATGATAGGTGGGATGCAGTACTCACCTAGTATGCGTAGAAGTGCTGGTGAATATGACGGTGGGTTGTCCTCTCCTGTAAGTTAAAAAAGCCCCTGCAATTAAGCAGGGGCAGTTCAAGGGAGAACAGGCAACACGCAGTGGAAATGGATATTGCCTAACTGCCCTATATCATGCGGTACGCCATATACGTAACCCCAATATTTTGTTTTCTACACGAACTTCGTGTTTAACCTCCCATTGTCGCAGCGATGCAACGGTGGACACCTGATCTTTAGTCTTCTCAGTGTCCACACAGGGTATAAACACAGACCCGCTAACCGTAAGTTTATCCCAGTTTACAATTACTCTAATCCCGTCAGGATTAAGGTCTTCAATCTTCATCACCTTCTGATCCATCAGGAACTCCATCAATAGAAAAATCTACACATATAACTCTAGCAGAGGGTAGGTTCATATGTGTGCCTTTACTTAGGCGTATACGTGTTTTGGTGGCTTTCATCTTCTCAGTTAAATCTCTAATTAACTGTTCATAGTTTATCTGTTGATCTATACACCAAGTCTTCAGCGGCTTCGGTAATAGATAGACTTTCTTAATATCAGTCTCGTACCTAGCGACGAACTTGCCTCGGGGTGTAACTTCGGGCAGTGCCAACATATCTAGTGGATTGCCATCTACACTACCACGGGCATCATCTGTACTTTTGATCCAGAGTATGTTGCTCCAATGTTCAGATATATAATTGTTCAACGTCTCAGTTACAGAAGAACCCATATCGGCAACATAAGCCCTACGTTCTCGCAACCTGTTTACGGCAAACGCAAATACAGGTTTTACCTCAAAGGGTAGTACCCCTGCCTTTCTACCTATCATAAGTGCAGATATAATAGCCGTAACAGCGGCAGACCAGAATCGGTTCTCAGGACCAAGTTCGGCCTTTTCATCTACACGCGACTGCACATGCTTTATAGTACGCTCACATTCTACACGGTTGTTTATGACCCACTGCACAAACCGTACCCCTGAGTGACCGTAGTTGCCTTTAAAAGCGGGCCACAGCTTGTCAGTCTCGGATTTACTAGCAGAACCAGAGAACTTCGCTTCAGTCCTAAACTCTAATATGCGTTGAGCCTCCGCTTTGGGGAAACCTTTTACCCTACTAATCATTTCTATAAAGGAAGTGTTGCCTGTACTAACAGCCAGTAGGCTCCACGGTTTGCCTCTGTGTCGCTCGGTGTTACCGCCTTGGGACATACGATTACGCTGCTTACCACCTGTTAATTGGTACGCTAGATCAGACAGCTTACCCCCTTTGGTATTAGTAAGTTCGTCCATCATAAGTGGTAGGTTGTGGTATATTTCCCCACGGTGCATCTTAGAATTATATGTGTCTTGCTCTTCAAGCAAAAGTTCTTCGGGGTTGCCCCATGCCGCTAACCCCGCCATCAGCATAGTGGTTTTACCAACACCTGTATCTCCGTACATATGTAGCCCAGCAGAGCCGATCCCTGTAAGGGGCATAAGTATCGAAGCATAGGACGCAGCAATTGTGAATTGGTGCAACTCAAACCCCTCCCGATTGTAGAAGTCTATTGCATCAAGGTAGCCTTGCTCAGTACCCTTGGGGGTAAAGTAGTCTATCATACCTGCAGTCTGTGTAGACGGTGGGTTGTAGTCTTCATCATTACCGTAGATAACACGATCCCCTAAGATGAACGCGGTCATGCTATCATCAACCCACCCAAACTGTTTATGGGCTTCATCCTCTGCTTGAGTAAATTGTAGTTCCTCAATCCATGCCATTATATACACCTGTATCTTGTCTAACTTTGCGCCAAACGCAGCCACACCCTGCGTAGACATAGCTTTTCTAAATTCATCCCGCGATGTGATGCTAAACATTGGCATCGTCCATTCACGCACACCGTCTCGGGGCATATGAAGCCTAAACACAAGTGCTTGGCCTATCTCTGTATCCCATATACGGCGCATGACATAGATATCGTTGTGGTAGATGCACTCTTCTTCTATCTCACCGTCACTGTTACTGGTGCGTTTATACACACCGCCTTTAGCGCCACGAAAGTAGGGCTTCGGGTATGTCGGTATATTGTAGATTTTAGGCGCACTGGCGGGACGCTTTGCGCTAGGTGCAACAACTTCGTTGTCAGCCTCGTCCGCTTCTTTAAATTGTTTACCTAAAACTATGGGGGATTTTATCTTACCCCATAAAGCACACTCCATACACACATCAGGTCTAAGACCGTTAAATGTACGACAAGTGTACGGCCCCTTAACCAAAGACATTTTCTGATGGGTTTCACCAGAGTTATAATCAGGGTGGCCCCTAGACATTACCTGTGCAGCCCTGTCTCCGTCTTCGCAGAATTTAGCAATAGACAGTCCCGCTCTCCATAACGGTTCGGTCACATTGGCCTGATCTGTCAGTATATGCGCGAGTTGAGCGCATCCCTTACCTATTTGTATCTTCTTTACAATACGACCAAAGCTATTCTCAGCATTGACCGCTATAAACCCCGACACAACATTGCCGCCAACAGAGGCTGTATTTACAGGGGTAACGCCTCCCAGTAAACTTACGAAGTCAACCAGCTCGATACTTGGTTCCGCACTTATCAAAGCCACTGGGGATGGCGGTGTGTCCTTGAAGTTACGTGTGTCAGGCATGCGTAGGATACGCGCTGCGTCAGCCGTAACTGCAGGATCGGCCTTGAGACCATTCTCCTCACAAAACTCTTTAAACCGTTCTGCCACAGGAACCCAATCATCCACAGGTACTGGTGCAGGCAAAACCCAGTAAGCGTGTATTCCGCGTCCCGAGTTGACCTTAGTAGGTTCGGGCATGCTAGTCTTAGTGCAAAACGCCTGTAACGCCGATAGTGCATCCTGCTGAGACGGGTATTCTTTGCTAGGGCCACAATCCAAGTCCACGAAAAAGGATTGTAGATGTAGTGCGTTATCGGCCCTACGATTAGTATTGTTTACGAATGTGCTTAACGCAAAATAAACATCGTGGTCTTTAGCATCAAAGGCATCTACCGCTGCATGCAGTTCATCAATAGTGTCATAGAAGTTCTGCGTTCTACGTTCACCGTTGGTTGCAAATAAACAGTAATGCCCTTCACTACTTAAAACACTTTTTAGAAATTCTAGTCGTTCCACTGCTAGTCCTCCGAGTATTAACGGTGCGGCACCCTATACGATACCGCACCGTGTAGGGTATCAGTCTAACTCACCCCACTCACTTACAAGACTGTCCAGCTTGGCTTCTTCGACAACAGGGGGCTTCTTATTGGCCCGTACCTTGGGTGTCTCGTCTTGAAAACCATCATCAACAACTGCAGGGGCAGCGGGTGTTTCATCAACCTCAAACCCCGAAATTATGGTAGGGGCTTCTTCAACACTGAACCCTTCTTCTGATTCAACACTGAACCCTTCTTCTGAACCAAACGGGGAATAGTCTTCACGCTCTGCCAATTCTAGCACCTGCACAGCACGTAAACGCAAAGACACACCGTGATCCCGCATACTATACGGGACGCAGGAAATCTGCACGTTGACCGTACTGCCCGTAGTCAACTCAAAGTCCTTGGGTAACGAGTTGTTTTTGGAGTCAACCTGCTTAGGCGGCTTGGTCTCATCAGCACCGTAAGCACCTTTAAGTACGGCTTTGGCGATGTAGTTGCCGTCCTCGTCCTTTTTAAAAACTTCGGTTGCCTTACCCAACTTTTTGGGCCAACTCTTTTCAGATGCTGCCCGTGCATTGTAGGCTGTAGCCATAACAGTATACAGGTCTTTTGCCTGTGCAGCATCCATCACAAACTGCAACTCGTACTTTGCGCCATCTGCAGTAGGATCACAGGGTACAGACTTACCCCGTTCCCCTGCGGTAGGGTCATACCGATATGTCCTGTTTAGACGGGGGTATCTCGCAACAACTTTGCGGATAATGTGGCTTTCAACTTTTGCCATTTGATAGTTCTCCTTTAGAGTTTTTATAGTCGAACCCGTCCTCTGTTGAGAACGGGGAAGTATTTACAGCCGCGAAACGGGCTATAGCTTGCAATGTCGCGGGGTCGTTCTTTAACTCTGCAACACTGCGTAGTTCACTAGGCACCAAGGACCGTAAAGGCTTGAAGCATAGGCGGGGATATACGTAGGAATTATCTGGGTATACGGTAGTCACCACAGATGAAGTCTTTGTTCCCCTACCACCCAGAAACTTAGCGTATTCCTGTAGCGGCTTATTATTATTCTTACCCTTACCGAAGATAGCCGTGGCGGGTAACTGTAGTTGATACACCGTATCGAACTCTCCATCAAGCACTACTGCTACCCTCTGCACAAATCTACAAGCCCTGCTATACCCCGAACCCGAACCTTTTATGTTCTGAGTGCAGTCCATACACCTAGTGGCTTGCTTATCTTCGCTAGGAACTAACTCGTCAGGTGCCTGTGTTGTAGAAGACCAACACGTAGGTAGCGTGGTATGTGCAGGGTCATAGTCGTTCTTGTAGTACAAACGAGATATGTTGGCAGCATTGACTACCACTACATCTACTTCATTTGCCACCACTTCCCGTTCTCCGTCCCCTACACGCACAAACATACCGTCCTGATAACTAAGCCGCCTAAACTCAACCATCGTTAGGAGTATCATCCTCTCCCAAAGCGGACAGAGCCTTATCTACTTCGTCCAACTTAAACCGTTGGGTGTTTTCGATTTTGACATACGTATGCTCAGGTATATAACCTTCCCGAACCCAATGCCGCACGGTGGATATAGATACAGAAAAGTGTTCTGCCACATCCGATATGTTCACATACTTCTTCATTTCTTCCTCACAGTTAGGATGTACTCGGCATCCACATTAAGACCCATAGGTACAAGGTCAGGGTTCTCTTCCAAGAACTGCTTCATGTGAGTTTGATTAAGACGCTTTTCAAACAACTCGGGAACCTCATGCTCTAACACGAACTTGTGCATACTCTCCCAATCGCTCGTCCAGTAACGCTGCTTAACGCTACGATAAAACAAACCCGCTGCAGTTCTAACGCTGTCGATATTACTTTCAGCACAGTAATCCAACAACGCTTGCTTAACAGTGTTCTGTTGCTCAACGAGAGCACTGTCTTCTTCTTTAAACTTAGCGGATATCTCGGCGCGCTTATCGCGTATCCTTGTATATACTCGCGTCAGTTTTTCCACGTCCACTGTCATAAGTCCTCCGTTTATATCTATACTTGTTATCTAATAGTATTAATTAGGATCGTCAAGTATTTCATGATATAAATTTATCATTTCTGCATGGGCGTCTATGCGACCTGCAAGCATACGGTACATACGCTTTTCAACGTAAGAGCCTTGTAGCGATATAACAGTACACTTGTGTTTCTGCCCTGCTCTATGAACCCTAGCGTTGGCTTGCGCGTAGGTTTCCAATGATGAAGTCGGCCCCCACCACACTACAGTATTAGCGGCGGTAAGTGTTACACCGTGCGCGGCTGCTTGTGGTTGAATAACTAACACCTGTGGATCAGTGTCCTCTTGAAACCGCTTAAATATTTCGGTGCGCTTATGTGCAGGTACATCACCCCTGATTACCTCAGACGTTATCTTGTCGGCTCGTAACTTATCGGTAAGTATATCTATCGTGTGCTTAAACGGAACAAATATCAGAACCTTTTGACTGCTCTCGTCTATGACCTCACGTAGTACCTTATATCTGTCTGATATATCGAACTCTACGGTTTCTCTTTCATCAGTGTAAACCGCACCTGCAGATATCTGTAACAACTTGCTCATGTTTACGGCAGCGTTGATAGCGGTTACTTCTTCACCCGCCACTTCCATAATCATACGCTTCTTCAAAAGATTGTAGTAGTGTTTCTGTTGCCCACTTAACGGTACAACCCTGTCCACGTACACCATGTCTGGTAAGTCCAGACACTCTTCTTTAGAGTAACGTATCGCAGGTTGCAGCACTGCATGTACGATCTTAGGTGCAGTTGGCTTGGGTTCAAACTTAAAGTGGCTCTTGCGGTCCATCACCATATCTTTAAACGAACCAAAGAATTTAGGTACGCCCTGCGGGTTGACCAACTTAGCCAATCCATATGCGTCTAAGGGCGACTGTGCGGCGGGTGTACCCGTCATCATCCACAACCATGTGTCATCACGCAGGAGTTTCTTTAACGTCTTCCACCGCTTCGCCTGTGCGTTCTTATAGTGGGTGGCCTCGTCAATTATGATAAGGTCAAAACCACCATTTCTAATCTGCTCAGATACAATATCTACACCATCGTAGTTAATTATAACAAACTCTGCGCCCTGCTCTATTATGGCAGCGCGTTTCTTCTTAACCCCATGCGCCACATCAACGGTACGGTGCATCGCAAAAGTGAATAGGTCGTTACGCCATGCGCTATCCATAATAGATAAGGGGCATATAACTAGAGCGCGTTTGACCTTGCCAGCTTTCATAAGATAATCAGCGGCCCATATAGCACTGGCGGTCTTACCTGTACCCTGCTCGTTAAAACAAAACCCCTTGCGGTTCATAGTTAAGAACGCTGCGGTTTTCTTTTGGTGATCGAAAGGGATGTGTTGCCCTGTCCAAGCATAGCGTCCTTCTATCGGGGATGGTGCGGGTATCCGCAAGGTACGCAGTTTGTGCGCTTCATCAATACCCCAATTAACAACCACTGCATCAGTACCCACGGCTTCGCTCTTAGGTATAACACTCGTGACTTGTTTGGGGTCCGCTAGTGACACTAGCAGAGCCTTGTTCTTTATTATTTGCATACTGTTCTCCGTGTAGCTGATGCTATCTTTTGTTTTTAGTTCTTCTGTTGCGGCCCTTACTTAACGAACCACCGTGCGACCTGTTACGCTTGCGGCTTTGCACCGAAACGCCATCCTTATTCTTACCACCCTTACTCAACGCCTTCTTATGAGAAACATCCTTGCCCTCACGTTTGTCGGCCCTGCCATCCTTGTTGGCATCCTTGCCTGTCTTATCCATCTTGCGCCGTGCGCGTTGACGCTCCATACGTGCTTCATGTTCACCACGCGCTTTTTGCAGTTGGTATTCACGTTTGTACGGGCGGGGGGTGTTCTTATAAACCATGTCAGTTCTTTCCGTTATGGGCGCACTCTAACACAGGACAGTGTTGCCTACACAAACCGCTAGGTCGTGGGTTCCACACATCAGTATCGGCGGCTGCTTGCATATTAGCATAAGCACCGCGCCATTTCACCCATAAATCAGGAACTTGCTCTACCGTGTACTCAGCCTTAATTAACGCTTTGGGTACTACAAACATCAATGCTGCTTTTATAGTACGAACTTGTGGGTAGTGCTGAAATATAGACACCGCCATCAACTCAAGTTGTCCTTTGTCTGCGTACTTCGCGTTCTTACCCGTCTTGTAGTCTACGATAAACGCGGTTTCCTTTTCCTCATTCACGATAGCCAAGTCTACGATACCACGAAACCAAACATCTTTCGCTCCGAACTTGCACGGCTGCATATCCTCGGTTAGGCCAAGCCGCTGCTCCGCGATTTTCGTACCTTCGATAGCGTTAAGCGAATCCAGAGCGTCCTGCATGTAGCTGTACTTCTCAGGTAGCGGTTCACCTTTACCTATGTAGTTCTCGCATGCCGTATGAAAGTGTGTGCCGTACAGCATAGCCTGACTTACCTTGGTCGGATACTGCTTTAGTATCTTCTCATAGTAGAACTGTTTCGGACACTGCTGAAAACTTTTGATCTTACTAAAAGACCAAGGCGCAACATCAGTCATGTAGAAATTCCTTTTGTGTATTTCTCGCGGGAACCCAAACTTACTAGCTGTTCAAAACTAAAGGGGGCCGCTAAATTGCCCCACGCTGCCCTACCTTGAAGAGTAGGGGCTAATGCGTGAATATATAAACTTTCTAAAACATCTAGCTGATCGCGCTTGCAAGGGATATATGTATACGCATCAAACTTTTTATGGCCTTCAGTCCTGTGAGTATGCACCCTTCCATACACATTCACAGATTGGCCTACATACACAACTTTATCGTTGGCGATAAGGAAGTAGACACCACAAGAATTATCATAAGGCTTACTCTCGGACACTAACTCGTCCTCTATCAGCATATCTCGCATGGTTAGTTTGTTACTCAGTTCATCGAAAGTAGCTATATGCTTTAACCTATCGCGTTTAAGTTCTAACTCACTTATTTCCCGCTTTAGTTTGCCTAATTTTAACTTGCTTTGCTCTACGTTAAGCGCCAACTCGTCTGTACTATTACGCGTTATAGCTAAACCCTCGCCCCTCGCTCTAGCGACTACATCTAACGGACGATATCTAGGGGCTGATAATTTATCAGGTTTGATAGACGGTATAGGTCTATCGGTACGTAACAAGCATTTGCTCACATAACTAGCTGCTAGGATACCATCTACTTTAAAGTATTTGTTTAGCTGTGTGGTTGATAGATATTGTCTAAACACAGTCGCAGGTATAAAATCTGGCCTTCCCCTAGTCATTATTCGGTATCCCCATACGATTTGCCAACACCGCTTTCACACTCAAGCGGTAGTCCTGCTGCCCAACTGGGTACATGACGCATGCACCGCTCTACGTGTGCCCTTGCTTGTACCACATCCTCATCGGGGCAACATATAGCTATACTGTCATGCACAGTCATAACAGACTTATACTTCTGGTTTATTAGTAGCATTTGTTCGCCAATGATACAACGTGCCAATGCCTGACATACGTTCTCAACCACCTTACCACCGTATATGTTTTTACGTCCACGGCGCGTTTTGTATGAGTATTCGGGCCAAACATCTTCGGGTTCTACTCCTTCGGGCGCGGGGTCTAGCTGCAAGTCTTCGTAAAACATGCGTAACCCCGATGGCAGGATTACTGCGCTCTGTGGTATGTCTATACGCAACACATTTTCACGTCCCACGCGAACCGCATGACCGTCTACAAGCTGCTTCAACATATACTGGGCTTCATCCCACAGCGTAGGTATCTTCCAATATGTATCACGGTATATATTTATGACACGCCTAGCTTCCGTTAGATCAACCTCGACGCCCATACCTGCAAGCTGAGTTTTAAACTTCTTAGCCCCCATGCCGTAACCTGCGCCAAGGATTGTAGTTTTACCCACAAACCGCTGTGCGCCAGTAACGTCTGCCTCGGCTACTTTGTATATAGCTGCTGCCATTTTCACATAAACATCTTCGCCATCAGAAAACGCCTGAGTTAATTCGTCTGCCTCGGCTAACCAAGCTAACACCCGCGCCTCAATCTGAGACGCATCGCACTCAACTATAGTATGACCCTGTGGGGGTATTATGCTTTTCTTTAACTTCTTGCCGTTAGCCCCACGGCTCGGCAGGTTTTGCAGGTTGATCTTATCATCACCGCCCCATCGCCCAGTGTGTGCCGCATAATATCTAATGGGGACCGGAAGAGTACCACGTTTAGATATGTCTATAAACCGCTGTGTGCGTGTCTCTTCTAAGGTACTTTTAGTACCGAGCCTAGCTGCTATCAACGTTTGCACACGCTCGTCTTCATGTTCCTGTAATTCTTGAAACTCTTTATCAGACTTGGCAAACGCAAATGTTTCTTTCTCTGTCGTGGGACTGATCTTGACAGGTGGCGTGACACCTAACCCAGACAGCAACTCCGCGAACTTGGCATTACTCATTAAGTCTTTTCTGTCAGTGATGTTGGCATCAACCATCAACTTGTCTTTGCGATCCCGCACATCCTCTAGGTGCATCTCAAGCATGCCCATATCCAACTCTAAGCTAGGCTCCGTAAACATGCGTAGCGTTGCGTCTATGATATCTAACTCTTGTTCAGGGAACTTGGCTTTCATCTGCTGAAAAATAGCGTAAGTCAGGTCCACGTCCTTCTTACAGTACCCTGCGTAGGCGGTCAGTTCTTTCTCGGTAAAATCGGCTAGGCGTTTGTCCTTCGCCATGATAACTTCGGTGCCTTTTTCCCCGACACCGTAACGCTCCGACACGTTCTTCAAGGATACGCTTTGCTCTGTACCATGCAACGCTCTCGCCATGCACAACGTGTCGAGTAAGAATTTAGGTTTGATATTATAACGCCAGCTCAGGATGGCTCCGTCAAACATCATGTTGTGAGCCAGTACATGCGTGTTGCCCCAATCAACAGATGCTAGTAGTTCGGTTACATCATCGGCACCCTGCGCCCACTCGGTCGGATTGGGGCCGCGTTTCAGCCCCAACCCAATCACTTCAAACCTACGATCACGTATGTATTGCTCTGTCGTTATCTTCGCCAGAGAAAAGTTCTGCGCGTAGTAGGTTTCAAAGTCTAACGTAACAAGGTTCACTTCTTTGTTACTTTCTTTAATGCTAACTCACCCGCACACGCCATGTAACCACAGGCGTCTATGTAGTTGTCAGGATTATCTTTGTTGGACTTGAGCCGTGCGATCTTCAGCAGGGCCATCATCATCGCAACATCGGTGGGCGAGAAAGACCACTCATAACTAAAATACTGCTCCCACAGCATAGCTATAGCCTCAAAGTTATTCTCCATATCGCCATGCGTAGCCTCACGATCTTTGGTGACGTACTGCTTGGCGGTATCAAGGACATTGCTACGTGTGTACGTACCTTCTTTAGGCGGCTTGCCGCCCTTAGTCAGATTGTAGGCAAAGTCACCAATCTTTGTAGGGTCAACCTCGTCCGTTACATATACGGGTATTTTTTGTAATGGCTCTTTCTTCCAGAAATCATACTTACGCAACTTGCTTACGTATGCCACGCTACACCCAACTTTTTTGGCTATAGACTTATCTGTGTCAGTGCCAAGGGATTTTTCTAACAACTTAAATACCCTATCGCGTTTCTTCTCTTTATTGGCAGTCATAGTTCTCTCCTCATTCAAACTCTGGTACAAACCAGTCATCATCCAACGCCCACAGACAGTAGGACGCTTTCTTTTGAGTGCCGAGGCGTGATACCTTGGCTTCCCAAATCTCTCCATCGCGGTGCAGCTTGCCTAACGCAGACTGAACCTCGTCATTAGTCGCGTCTAGCTTAGACGCTATCTCAGTAGCCCTATGTGCGAATTGATTGTCTGTCTCAGACAACAAACTAAGTATGCGATCTTCCATCTTAGCTACCACTACGCGAGGGGTTTCCTCCTCGCGTGATTCACCTGCATCGACAGAATGTGTTACGCTCTCAGCGATAACACCCACAACCTGATACTTGGTTGCGTTAGCCATCCTTGAACTGTTAGGTATTACCCGCATCTGGGCAAGTGTGCCTTCAGCAAGTTCGTACTTGTTGACAAGGTTAGGCGGTATAAACACGCGCTCCCCTTGGTCTATGTCAACTCCAAATCCGCATCGCTTACCCGCCAATACGTGCTGCACGTATATCTTTAGTGTGTGTAACATTGTTCTCTCACTTGTTTATGATATTGTTTTTATGAGGGCGGTAATAATTTAAACCGAGTTACCTGCGGTCTGCTTTATTGTTGTACTACACCCACAACCGCCCTCACCATTTTCTATGATTTGTTTAAGATACCCGCCATAAATTCATTGGCAGCGCGCACCGCTGCTTCTTCGTTACGTGCGATGTGCTCCTCACGTTCTTCGCTTATAGCTGCGGATAGGGTAGCCGTTACAGCCATCATCATCTGAGGCCACGAATCTTGCTGTTCAAACAGTAGAACAAGATTAGCGATAATCAGCGACATAATCTCGGGTGACGCTTGGTCGGGCGCGGCTTCTGCCATACGCTCCATGACTGCTTCAAACTTGGCCTTATCCATCTTGGTCCTCCTTAAATTTTATCTGGTAACGTCTGGCTCTACTGATAATTATTTCTACGGGCGATCCTGTAATCCTTGCGGTTTCCGCTACAGAAAAACCTTGTTGCGCTAGACGTAGTATAGCCTTCGCAGGGTTCGATCTTTCTATCTCCGACATGCGGGGCTTACCGCTGCCTTTAGTGTGTTCTTGCGGTATGCCGTAGTTAAGTGATCGACCCCCGCAATACTCAATCATCCGTTTGTTCTCGGCTTTCGCCAACTGTTTCCACTGCTCCAACACTGTCAAGGGTCTCTCCTACCTTATTGATACGGTTTATAAGATTGCGTAAATCCGCTTTTAGTTCGCGGTTCTCTTTACATACGCGCTCGTACTCATCACGGTTAATCATGCTAAACTCCCATTTAGTCATATCGCCTTGCCCCATGCGCGTAGTTCACTAACATAACGTGTTAGTTCTTCTTGTGCTGCAAACAGATTAACTTTGGCATTGGGCATGGGGTCAACTTCATACGTCTTATTTTGCCACATATCAACCTGCTGCCGAAGAAATTTTAACTCGGACTGCTGCGCGGGGGTTAACTCTGCATTTTTATTCATCTGATATTGCAACCCCTTGCGACTGAATTAGTAGTTCAGCCACTTCGGCCCAGTTGTCCTCATTGACAACCAAATCTATACCCCCTGCCTCGCGTATGTCTTTTAGGTTTTTAGCTTGCAAGGGTGTGGGTTTATTCTTACCCGCTTTACACTCAATCCCAAAGAATAATCCTTTGTAGCAACCTACAATATCAGGCACACCACTTTTACCGTACCCACCCGTAACAGGGTAGAAGTAGTACGCACCCATTGCGTCTAGCTGTCGTGTCACCTGCTTCTTAACTTTTGCTTCTGGCGTCATAGCCATGTGTAGTCCTCCAAAATTGATTTAGTGGCGTGACAGCTATGAGGAACCGTCACGCCACCGTATATGGATGATGGGTTAGCTTGCACCAAGGCGGCAACCAAGACAGACCATGCAAGCCACGAAAGAGCGACCCTTCACACCACCCATAACTAAAAAACTCCCTTGTGTTAGTGCGTCACTGACAAGACCCCGTTTTCGCAAAAACTGGCATCCAAAGCCGTATGGGTTTCCCCATACAGCCCTGCGTTCTTCTAAAGATTAGATGGTTCGATTACCCAGAAAGTGCTATAGAACTCATTGTCACCAGCCTTGTGACCCACACCTTCTAAGTAAGCATCGTTCTCCAATAAAGATAACACCGCTAACCTCCCTTGGAACCAATCTGGTAGCCCCTCAAAAGGTATATAGGTATCTTTTACTATCGCGTCAAGTCTTTTAATCCCAAGACTTACTATCGTTACCCAGCCAGTATCTTTCTCTGTTTGTACGCGGTAACAAACGTCAGCCGCGTACAAAACGTCACTTATGCTCAAGTAAGTAGGAAGCACATACGATCAGAAACTCTGTACCCCACCCCATCAACATAGTGACAATCATCCACAAGCTGCAACATAGAAAACTTACCCATCATATCTTCGGGTAGCGTTTGTGGTGTGTACCACTGGACACAACTTTGTGGGTGTACGTCAGGGGTGTAGTTGGACAGACCATCGACCTGCAGCACGGCGCACTGTTGTTCACCCCTACGTACAGTAGTGTATATGAACACACCGTTATCTGATCGAGCATCAAGCGTTTTGGTTTCATCCTTCTGGGCAAAGAAATCTACCAACCCTGCTTGCAACTCCTTGTCTACAAACTCATGCCCCAATGTTAGAAGGTTCTTCAACTCGGTCTCCATAGGCGAATAGTTGCTAGAGATACCGTCATGCTGAAACAATCTATTACCCATCTTACGCATCTCATGATTGGCGTTACTGCTCACATCACGAAACGACCTAGCCGCGTTCTTCGATGACATAGCTGCCATGTCTGCCACGTTAAGCGGTGAGATGTAACGCTTGGCGTTCTTCACTGCTGTCTCTAGCTTGGTTGTCATGGACATATGGTACTGTGGGTTGTAGTCGCTGTACTTACAATTAGCGATCAAGCGACTACAAACTGTGTATGTGCTAGTACCCTTACCACCCCTACGAAAGTCACCATAGCCAACCCAAGCACAGCAATATGGGTCATTATCGTAGTACACCCATGCGCTGTTACCACTACGCGCAAGTGTCTTGATCGGCAAGGTACTCTCTAAGTGTGAGATGTAGTTCACAATATGCCCCTGCAATTTTATGCTGTGCATTTGCGCGTGACTTGTAGCTTCTTTAACTGTCGATACTTCCATTTTAGTTCTCCTTTTGCGTATGGGGAAACCCATACAGTTTTATCATTTCATAAACTTCGCGGTCTTGTTGACCCACGTATTGAACTTACTTCTTACTTCAGTCATATTCCCTTCCTGCATATGTTCCTTGATAGTGGTTCGTTCATACCACCCACTGTTCCCTATAAACGATGTAGTGAAATCGACCCACGCTGCTACACGCATGGGGTGATCGGGGTCTTTCAACACATCACGCAACCATAACGCACGTCTCTTAGAATTGCCGTAATGTTCTTGTTTGTATTTATCTAGCTTGCCCCGTTCACCATAGTTGTATGTGCCTGTCTCTAGTGGAAGAAGAGGGGTCATGGTGACACCCCAATCATAGAACTCGTTCATGTGTGTTTTGTATTTGTCTTTCAGTTCCTTGTTCACTCTCGGCGCAGGGGGCAACGGTAAACCACCACTGTCATGCACCCATGCTTCTTCCCCGATCCTACGGAACACCAACGCAGCACCATCGTCCTTGGCGGTCATCCACCCTTGGCGTTCTCGCACATACACACTCTGTGCATTTGCTCGGCGGTAGTAGGCATCCCAATGTTTCTTGATGGGCGCGGGGACAGTAGTACGTTTAGCTAGGTAGTAGTCCTCACCATGTTGTTGACCCCACCGCGCACCGCCAATACGAACGAAGTGCTTACCATTCTTGTTGACGAACCGTAGTGGGTACGGCAGGTGACGAGTAAGCATATCGTACACAGAATTGTGATGCCCATGTGGGCCAGAGCCGTTAGCTATCTTAACTGTATCAGTACCATCCCTGTGTCTGCGCCACACTAACGCCGCAAACTGTTCAGTAGAATTAACTGAAGGTTTTAACTTGCCACCATCGCGGGATGAATTCCCGTACCAAGGTTGGAACACAGGATCACCATACCCATACCCCTGCATGATTGCGTAGCAGTTGCCGTTGATCTTGTGGATACGCTCATGCTTGCGGCGTCTGTCACCGATAGGGCGTATGTCGTTATCCTTACCGAACCTACTGCGTATCACAGGGGTAGTGTTGTATTGTGTTTCCACGTCTGCGAAACATCTGTGGTTAGTATATATTAGTGCCATGCTTGGTCTCCATATTCTCAAAAGTCTGGCTCCCCGTCACTGTCGAGGTTTGCTTCTCTAAAGGTAAAGTCAGCCTCTACCTTCGGCTCGGGTTGCTCGGGCTGATGTTCCTGCACCACCCCCAACAGGTTTAACTGCACCAACAACCAATCAGGTAGTGGTTCATCACAAGTCACTTTCTATCTCCCCTGTACCACCGCAGTTTCCACAGTCTTTCCACACACCAACAGGTTCGTAGATACCGCTACTCATTAGTTCGTACTTCTCATGCTCTACTTTACCTACGTAGTCAGAGCCTTCGCACTCGGGACAAGCAATGAACGGGTTGAACCGTTGCCTATGCCTGTCCCACGCAGCCGTGAACTCCGCTTCCTCTGTCTTGTCGTACATTTCAGTTCTCCTTAGTTTGTGTATGGGTTTCCCCATACACTGTTGATTACATATCACACGCTCTTACGTGTACGGTCTTGCCAACATCGGCTTCCCAACCTGCGTGGTCGAGCGTTACCCACAAGGTAGGATGACCCCACTCACCGCAACCGCCCCACAAGTGACCGTCAGTAAGAATAACGGTTGCTTCTGGTTTGATACGATGCTCTTTAAGATACGCTGGTACACACCTAACATCTGTACCACCGCCTCCTGCGGGCTTGGTAGATTTTATCATCATGTCCAACTCGTCACGCTCGTACTTCTCCGCACGAACGACAGTAGTGTCCCAGTACAGTACATGCACACACTCTGGCTTGAGCGTTGAAAGTATGTGACCACACTCGGTCAACATGACAGACTGTTCACGCTGTCCGATAGAACCAGACATATCCATAGCAAGACACACAGGCCCGATAGCGTTAGACATGAGACTTGGCATGTATACGCCAGCACTCAGGTAACGTTTGTTAGGACGCTTGAATGTCCCGAAGTCTTTACCTCGCACATGCGATGTAAAAAACTCTGCCATGTATTCTGTATAGTCAATCTGCGGCTGCAACAATTCAGTGATGTTACGATCTGCACCGTTACCCATCTTACCCGCAGCCAACGCGCCAGACCGAACTGCCTCGTCAACTTCACGCGCAAGATCACGCTGCTCGTCAGGGGTCATATCCTCGGCCCCATCCCAATCGTGATCGTCAAACGACGGGTCATCATCTACTGGGTATGTACCGTCATATGGTTGATCGTTCTTGATGCTTCCGCCTGCATCGTCATCGTCAGCATCGCCATCGCCATCGCCTTGTATGGGTTTCCCCATACCACCGTCACCGTCACCATCTTCGGGGTCACGCTTTATTGGATCAGGCAGATCGTGGAACACCTGCCCACTGTCCCAGTTACGATACTTGACGTTGAAGCAACCTGTGGTCAGCGCACCTGTCATGGTGATGAAACCCTCACCGTCATCGGCATCAACCAACAGCACGTTGATAACGAAGTCACACGCCAAGTTAGCTTTCTTAGCGTTGATCTTGTGAATAGCAGCCCATGTAATGAGATGCCTAAACATCTTGTGACACACCTCATGTAGTATGAGAAACCGCAACTCGGCATCGGTGAGTGATGCAACGAACTTACGTCCGTACCACTCGTCACGTCCATTGGTACACGCGGTGGGATAACGCTCGTTATCATCGCTGACAATGCGTTTACCCATCATCAGCATACCTGCGTAGGCACACCACTTGGGGTGCGCCATGATAGAGACAACAGCTTTTTCAATGCGCTGCTCCTCGGTTAGTATTAGTCCAAACATTCCAGTTCCTCCAACTGTTGACGCATTGAAGCGTCATGTTTCATTTGCGCGTGGGTTGGTACTGCAAACGGGCCGCGCTTATGTCCCGAACACATTTCACAAGAACACTGCGCCAGATCGTTAGCGCGTTTCTTGGCGGTTATATAAAACTCTTCTTTTGTGGGTTCCGCGTACTCGTTTTCGATGTAGCTACGAAAACCAAGCAACACACGCACCTGCAACGACCTATTGATAAGGCGTTTCTGCTGCGCCCTTCTCCACGCTCTGTTCCTCATTCTAGTTACTCCTCTCCTAGTATGTGGCCTCTAGCCACGTTGATATCAGTCTCCCCTGCACCACCGCATAGGTGACAGTGAGGGTTGACCATGTGTGAAGCGGTGGGTCTGCACTCGGGGCAACGTATGCCCCTGTCATTTGGTTCCCACCCCATCAAGTCTTGGGCGTAGACGTTGAGCATAGACTTGCGGTTCCGCATAAACTTAGCCCTACGCTGCTGTCGCACCTTCTTTCTGTAATCACTCGCTCTCATGTGTGGGGTTCCCCTTACACTTTGTCGCCGTGGAACATATAGTTGTTAGCCACTGCCCACTCGGTGAATTTACGGTTGGTCATAACCATCGCTTGCTTTGTGTACTTCGGCGCACGAACCCCATTGGCAAACATGCCTTGGGCCTCCCGATCAAGACGCACAAGATAGTCCATCCAGTTATTGATCCACTCTTTCTCAATGACGGCCAGCGTACGAAACACGATCATACATTTAGCTGCTGCGCTTGTGGGTACGATAGCGTTTCTTGGATCGTTCTTGATACTGTCCAAGGTTGGAAGCTGATCTGCCAACTTGAGGTGCGTAGCCAAGTCCATAGCAGTACGCATACCAATCGTACCTATAAGTGACGCAGTGAATGTTTGATCGTCAATCAAGTGACGTATCTTCGCCAAGTCCGATGCAGCTTCAAGTGAACGTGGTGTGACGAAACCCTTACGGTACTCTTTCGGGTGAAAGATGTGTGGGTTATCTTCTGGGTTAGGAACATCGCGGAAGCTGTGGAACCACTGTGGGTTATCCTTGGCTGCGCTCAATACACCGTGGTCAATATCATTGTTGATACCCCACCCGATCCATTGGATGTTTGTCCACTTCTTCAGTTCGATCCATGTCAGCGCGTTCATCTGATGCGCTTCAAGAAAGTCACCCAAGCCCTCAGCACCAAAGTTAGTGGTCGCGTAGATAATGCTGTCTGGGTGTAGGTCGTAACTACCTAAGCGCCGCTCCAACCAGAACGCACGTAACGCTCGGGCCACACCGTCTAGGGCTTTACCAACCTCGTCAATACAGATGATGACAGGGCCACCCAAGTGCAAGCCCAATTCTTCGTGAGGCACAAACCGAACAAATCCGTTTGTATCCATTGTCTGAAACGATGGGCATTGCAGGTCTTGCACATCTTTGTCAGGGCAGTTGAACAAGATTGCCTTGTGTGTGGGGAACCGCTTCGCCAGTGTTTTAAGTGTGGATGTTTTCCCGTTACCCATGTCACCTTCAAGCAGCACCATGCGCTTGTGTCCGATGGCAGCGATCAGGTCAACTGATTGGTCGAGGTCGAGGGAGTACATTCCATTAGTAGTCATAGCCATTTTAGTATCTCTTTCTGTATGGGGAAACCCATACGGTTTGATTGATTAGTAAAGTTCAAAGCCATAGGCCAAGAACAACAGGATGAAGGGCAGGGCGACAACGCATATCGCCCCGACCAAATCTTGTAGAAACTCTTTCATTGGTAGATGCTTCCAAGATAGAAGGCCAAGGATAGTGCGACTACGTACACACACGCGTAGAAGTATGTGTGTGGTACGCGTAGTGTAGTGTACCCGGGAGAAGTGTTTTTGTTGTTCTCCGGGGAGATCTCACTATCCTCATCACTCATGAACTGTTCCGCGTGAAGAAGGCCGCTAGTCTTACCCTCGCCCATGTTACCCTTGCGAAAATCAGTCCACTGTTGCTCATGCTTCCGTATAAACTTTAGTTCTTCTTCGGTCATACCTATTGCCTTGTTAATCGCTACATCTACAGCTTTGTTGTGGGCTACACATTTACCTGCTCTTGCACGGATACGGCACTTGCGTACCTGTATAGATTTGGGAGACCGTCCCAGTTCAGCACCAATCTCGGCGTCACTGAACTCAGCGTCCACCATCTCGGCAAGAATATCTTCTTCCTTACCTGTCCAAGCACGTCCACTTTTCGGTGCGGGTACATTCTTCCATTTCATTTTAGTTCTCCTTTGGTTTGATTAGAACAAGTCCAGTGACGGTAGGGTTTTGATAACCTCGTCAACTGAACGCTTGGTTTCTGCGCGAAGGTCAGCGTTCTCGCGCAGCGCATCGGGTGTCACCACCCGCATTGCTTCTTCCAGATGATTAGCAGCCGCTGTCATCGTGGGGTCGTTAGTAATGTTGAAGCCTCGCATCATGTCCACAATATCTGTGACGTTACTCACAAGTGTATCGCGGAATATCTTTTTATCTTCGTCTGCGAAGTAGTCCAGTTTGTCACTCATGTTTTGACACACCTTGTGGGCGCGGTTCCACACGTCCTGCATAGCCGCAGCGTATCTGTCGTTGAACTTGGACTGATACTGTTCTGCGATATCGGCAATACCTGTGTTCTGTATGTCGATGCGAAAGTCACCACTTGTGGGTAGCGGTTCCACGTCAAGACTGAACGAGAACTTGGACGCGAACTTATCAATGCTCGGATAGTCGTTCTCATTGTAGTCAGGGCCAAGGGCCATCTTGGCTTCTTCTTTACGGTCCTCGTATGCGTCCACCAATTCAGCAACCAACGCTTCACCCTTGGCAATCTCGGTAGTCACCGCTTTGTGATAGCTGAACGACATAGCCGTTGTTAGTAGCCGACCACCACCGTCTTTCCACGGCAGCGTCAGGTTCTTGTGTACGTTGCGAACTTTGGTCACTTGCTTCTTGACCGCTTCTAGCTCCTCGCACTTCTTACCGAACAAGGACTTTATCGCCGTGAACGCCTCACTGTCTGCGCCCGACATAGCCGCCAACCGAGCAGCGGCCTCGGGGTCATTCTTCCGCATGCGTGTCTGTGTGACTGTGAGGTCTACGAGCATCGCGCTTGATGATATAGATGCAACGGCATCTGTGTCTAATTCGGCAAACGTCATGCCTGTTGAAAGATCGTTCATTTTAGTTCTCCTTTTGTGTATGGGTTTCCCCATACGGTTCATCTTGGCTTTTGATTGAGGGCGAGCAGATCACTCTTGCGGGTGATACGTGTATAGTGACCCTTGGGTGTGGGTACGATTGTCCACGTAGACCGTTCTGTCTTGGCGGTACTGTCGCCACAGTCTAGGCAAACTTTGTACCCGAGCAATACGCGTTGGGGTGGGTCGATATCCTCGCCGCATACTGTGCAGGGTGCGAAACTTGTATGGGTTTCCCCATACGCATCAAGCACGGTGTCTGTGTTTGTCATTGTAGTCTCCAATCATTTGTCCAACTTTTGTTACTATACCATACTTTGTAGGTAAAGTCAAGGAATGTCAGGAGGTGTTATCTGGAGGTGTTATGTTGTAGGGGTGGGGGTTCGTGTGTGATAAGTGGTAGGGGTGTAATGTTCCGTAATGTTCCAAGGGGTTGGGCTGTAAGTGACTGATTTTAAAGTAATGTTCCAAAGTGACAATGTTCCATGTATAAGTAAGCGATCTGGGGATTTGGGGTCTATCGTTGAGATGGGTGGAACAATAGGCTGCGCCCCCAACGAAGGAGGGGTAAATCGTAAAATAAAATTGTTAAAAAAATGATGGAACATTAGGAACAATAGGAACATTACTTTAAAAACAATCACTTACAGTGGAACAGTACCAAAAACTTTTGGAACATTTGGAACATTACTGCATTATCAATGACTTAGCTGATTTGGGTCAACATACTGCTAACTTTTATGTTTCTAGTCCTAGATCACTAGACGTACTACGTGTGAAGCAGCTCACCGTGTGATGGTATGGGGTTCCCCATACGTGGTAAGCCATTGCATACATGGACAACCGCAGCACTACGTAGGTGACGCTTGGCAACCGATAACATAGCGCACATCGCTACTCCGAAAACTGGCCTCGATTGTGTATGGGTTTCCCCATACAGGCGGGCGTATGAGGTGCTCCAGACAGGCGTGTGCGTACCGCTGCATCGACGGGCGTAACGCTGCTCCGAGAACTGGCTTCGGAGGGGGTATGGGTTTCCCCATACCGAATCGCATAGGATCATGGATGATTGACTTTGCGTGGGCGGGCGGGCGCGTGGCGAGGGGGGCACAAAGCTACTCCGAGAACTGGTATCTAAAGCACAAAAAAAGAGAGGATAGAGCCGAAGCCCTATCCCCTGTGTTGTTAGTATACAGCCGATACTAGAAGTTCTAAATCGCGGACACTCTCCTTGAGGTCTTTGATCTGCTTGTCCTTGTCATTCAGCGTCTGCATGATGAGGCGTAATTCCTCATGTGTTAGTGGTTGCTTGTCCATCCGCTTTTGATTGATGCGGTTCGTAAGGCTTGCCATCAAGCCCCATGTTCTGTTGTCGGTAAAGTTTGGCATTGTAGTTCTCCTAAGTTGTGGGGCTGACACCATGCCAGCCCCGAGGTCGTTATTCGTCTTCTAGGATGTATTCATCATAGACAATTACATCTTCTACCTTAGCCTTGTGCATCATCTTACTTACATCAAGGTAGCTATCCACCTGAGCCAAATCTCGCTGAGCTTGTGCAGCCCCATTGGCTAGCGCCTTGTGATGGGCTTTCAATATCCCTACTAGGAACTTGATCTCGCCAACGATTGCTTTCCGGTCAGCGGCCATATCGTTTATGGTCGATTTAATCTCGCCTAGCGACACTCTGGCAGGAATGTCGTAGTCTGTGGGTGATTTCTTCATTGTAGTTCTCCTGTGTGACCTAGCGTCACGTCAAACCTCCCATGTGAGAGGCTTGTCAGTAAGGCTAGTTGACCCCGGCGTTGCCGCCGAGGTCGTTGGTGTTAGTCTTTGATGACCGGGATCGTACCGCCCACATATTTGATCAATCCCTTGATCAATTTCTGCAGTCCCTCAACATCGTTGCCCTCGGGCAAGGCGATATCTTCGTCCTTGTAGGTACGCTTGAAGAACTTAGCGTTCTCTTCTGCCACCGCTGTAACCAGAGTACGGTTGCCATTGCCGCCCGCCGCGATGCGAGCCGCCTTGATCTTTCTGGCCTCGATACCGTTCTGGATATCTTTGAGGACCGAGTTGAGCCGCCCGTCATAGTAACGGTAATCTTTGGCTACACCCTTCTCAGTATGGGTATTACCATCGGTGTCGGCCGCGACACGTCCCGCCGCCTTAGTGCCGCCCATCGCATAGAGCGCCTGAGCTTCATCGCTGAGACGCTTTACAAGTGTCTCTTTCTTCAACAGGTCAACCTGCTCTTGCGAGAGGCTGCGCTTGGCACCGCTGCCAGTATGGTTCGCGGTGTTGATACCGTGCTTGATGCACCAAGTAATCAGTGCGCCGCGACCCTCACCTCTTTTGCGATCCGCCTTGGCATCCGAGAGACCAAGTGCTGACAACTCCGAAAACTGTGTTGCAGTGATTGCGTTCAAAGCCGCTACGCTTGTAGTTGATTTACCCATGTCGGGAAACCTCCGATAGTCGAAAGACACGATCCAAATTCCGTTTCATCGCCTTTCGATGTAATAGTTATGGCATGAAACGAAGCGCTTGTCACTGGCTGACAGGTTAGAGCCTCAAATGGTATTGGATACAGTTCAAACGTCCTACATACCGTAAAAACTGGTATAGCCAGACCCCACCTACCCCCAACCCCCCTATATTGGCGACTGTGCGCGCATGACTATATAATACTAATTCAGACAAACTTTTTACGTTTCCACACGTTTCGACGCTAGGCACGGGTATCAAAAAGCTAGGCACGGGTATCACCCA